ATCTTTCTGATCTACATATTAGAAACGGTGATTATAAATATTCTAGATATGATGAATACCTTAACGTTTTTAATAATACTATAATATCTATAAATACTAATATTACTAACTTAAATTTATCTAAAAACGAGTTTATTATTATAATTACTGGCGATATATTCCATAATAAAAATAATATTGGTAACTACGGTCTTCTACTTTACAAAAACTTTATTACAGAACTTACTAAAATTGCTAAAGTTATTATTATACATGGTAATCATGATAAAATACAATCTGATTTAAATCAACCGTCTCTTGTTTTCTCTTCTACATTTGAAAATGATAATCTTATTGTTCTTAATAATTCATCCTCATTTATTATTGATGAAATCGGTTTCTCTTATGTTTGTGTTGACGATACTTTAGACTTTAATTCTAATTCTGGTAGATTATCAATCCTACCAAAATTTCCAATAATTAAAGAACCTGTTAAATATAAAATTGCTCTTTTTCACGGCACATTCTCTAAATCTAAATTATACAACGGTGAAGAAATTCACGAAGAAAATAACCCTTATCCTTTAGAATGGATTAAAGACTTTGACTATGCTCTTTTAGGCGATATTCATAAAAAACAAACTAATATTTATAATAATAATACAATATACGGCTATAGTGGTAGTTTAATTCAGCAAAACTTTGGTGAAGATATTTTAGACCACGGCTATCTAATTTGGAATTTATATACTCAAAATATTACTGACATTAATGTTTATAATCCTATCGGCTATATCAACATTAAACAAAATGATAATGAAGAAATCTTAATTCGTATAAATGGTAAATATGAACAATTACTTGATAATGTTATTAAAAATAATCTAGTTATGTTCCCTAAAAATTTAGAGATTAAAACCTTCTCCAATTTCAATTTTGAAAAACTTAATAATATGTTAAATAAATATAATATTAAATATTCTATTATATCTAGAAATACTGAACAAACTCTTTTAAAAGATTATCAATCTGTTAATAATACTGATACTATTATCAATATCGCTAACGATGATTACATACTCTCATATTTTAATAAAATTTTACCATTAGATAAGTATTTGATTTTAAATAATATTATTACTAATAAAGAATGTCTGTTATTTAATTCTAATAAATATTCATCTGATTTACACGATGAATGTTCTAAAAAAAATAAAGAAATTACAAATTGTATCTTTTCTTGTAATAAATCTCTTGAATTAAATGTCAATAAAAATGTCTTCTTAATTAAGTATTTAGAATGGGAAGGTCTATTATGTTATGAAAATAAAAACTGGATTAATATGCATGACCTTGATTCTAAAACTTTTATGGTTAAAGGTAAAAACGGAACTGGAAAATCAGCAATTTATGATATTATGTTATTAGCTATTTGGGGTGATAATACTAAAATGAAAATTAAAGGTAATTCATCATTATCTGCTGGTATGATTAATCATAAAAAAACTAAAGCAACAACAATAGTCGATATAGAATTAAATGGAAAATTATATAGAATTGAAAGAGATTTTAATAAGAAAAAAGATAGTAATATTTTACATCATAATCACGCATACTTACATGAATTTATTAATGATAAAGACCTGTTACAAATAAGAAAAGAAGGGGCTTGTAATGAAGAAATCAAAAAAATATTTGGTACAATGGATGATTTCTTAACAACATCTATGATTACACAAAATGTAGATAATGATATTCTTAAATTTGAATCTAAAAAATGTTTAGAACTTATTGATAAATCCTATAATATTGACTATATCTATAATCTCTATAATTTATTTAAAATTACTATTAATAAGTATAGGGATTTTAATAGGACACTTGAAAATAAAAAACAAGTTTATCAGAATTTAGTATCTTCTAACCAGATAAATGATATTAGTGAAGAAGAATTAAATGAATTAACAAATGAATTAAATGTATTAACAAATGAAAAGAACAACCTTTTAAACCTATTTAATTCAATTACTATTGATATTAAAAATCCTAAAAACATTACTATTTTAAATACGGATTATGAACCATATATTAAAACAATAACAGATATTTATGGTAATTTTAATGAAAATGATATGTTGATTAAGAAAGAAAGATACAATGAATTAAAATCATTATTAAAAGATGTTCCAGATTTGCTAAAATTAAATTCTCAATACACTATTGACATTGAAAATGAATTAAATAATACAATTATTATTAATAAACCATGTGAATTATATATTTTACAAAATGAAGAAGAACAATTAAAAGAATTCTTAAATATTGATTATACTGACTATAATAGTATAGATATTAACACATTAGAAAAAGAATTAAACAATTATAAAGAAAAAAAATTAGAGCTTGAAAATACATTAAATAATCTAATTACTCAAAAACCCTTAAAAGTAGATAAGCCTATATTATCAATTGACGAGTGCCATAAAGAAATCCTAAAATATTTTAAAAGTATTAAAATGTTTAATAAGTATATTTTAAATAGTAATAATAATAATAATATAACATCTACAACGTCTTCAATATCATATGATAAGTATAAAGAACTTATTATATTTAAACAAACTCAAGAAAATATTTTAACTAATAATAAGAAAACATTACTAAAATTAGAAGAGACTTTTAAAGAAACCTTTAATAAACAACAAAATATTACAACAATCAATATACCTACAGAAATTATTACAAATAAAAAGATAAAACACGTGTCGTCCGCAATTTCTAAAGAATTATTTAAAATTGATATGGAACTTATTGCAAAAAACTTAAAAGAGTTAGATGATAAATTGCTTTATTATAATAATATTAAAAATACATTAGATAAATTAGAATTAGAATTAGATAATTATAATCAAGAATTATCACAATTTAATAATAATGAAGATTATAAATATAACCCTAAATGTGAAATTTGCTGTAAAAGACCTTGGGTAAACCGTATTAAAGAGTTAGAAATAATTATTAATAAATTAAAACATGATATTAATAGTAACAAAATACTTTATGATGATAAGGAATATAATATATTAGTTAAAAATATTGAGAAAAATAATAAAGCAATTGAAAACTATGGAATATTAATAAAATGGTTAAACTACTATAAATATAAAGAAGATTATGATAAGATTACTGAAGAATTAAATAATATTATTATAAATAAAGAAAATCTTAATAATGAAAATTTAATAATTCAAGAAGAATTACAAGAGACAATAAATAAAATCAATAACTTTAATAGTTATTCATATTATCTACATAATCTAAATAAAACTATTATTGCATATGATATATATAACTCTTGGGAAAATAATTATAATACAATTTCAGCAAATATTAGCAACCTTATCAGATCTATTAATGATACTGAATTCAAACTAAATTATAATAAGAATATTAGACCTCGTATTAGTAAATATAATGCTCTTAAAATAGCATATAATGATTGGGTTGATTATGATTTAAAATTAAAAATTGTTAGAACTAATGAATTTTATAACTTAAAAAAAATTATAGAAGATTATGACAAATATATTAGTTATATTGATAATAATAGATTAAAACCATTTATTAAACAAAAGATAGAATTAAACGATACAATTAAAGAAAAAGATAAACTTATTAAAATAGTTAATGAAAAACTTGTTAAATTTACAACATTAAACTCGTATAATAAAGAAAATAAAGATAATTATAATCTACTTTCCAATGCATCTAATGATTTAAATGATATTATTGATACATTAGAAACAATTATTATTAACTTCCAATCATTTCGCATTGAATTATATGAAAAATATATTTTAAAAAATCTTGTTTCTAATACTAATAATATTATTAAGAATCTATGTCATACTGATACAAAACCGTTTAAACTAGATTATATGCTTAATGTTAATAAAGATATTATTCATATTAATTGGTTAATTGCTGATGAAATAAATACTGATACAAAAATTATTTCTATCGCCCAATGTTCCGGATTCCAACATTTTACTATTTCTACAGCATTGAGAATGTGCTTATTCTTAAATAAAAATAGCTTATATTGTAACCAACTATTTATAGATGAAGGTTTTGTTAGCTTTGATAAATTTAACTTATCAGTTGTACCATCATTCCTAAAGAACCTATTAACTTACTTTAATTCTATTATAGTAGTATCTCATATTGATTTAATACAAGATAATATTGATGATTATGTTACAATTAATTATAACAAAACTACAAGTGTGTCGTCGGTAGAATATGATAAATATAAGAAGGTTGTAAAAACAAGAAACAGAAAACTAAAATAAATACTTTTAGAACATTAAAAAAGTACATAATTTAAATTATTTGCAAAATATATTAACCTCTTATAAAAATTTATAAAAATAAAATTATGTACTCAAATATAAAATTCTTTTTACAAATAAAAATTGAAATTTTTTATTAATCTATTTATTAGATGGCTCTAACACCTGCAGAAAGAAAACAAAGATATATTATTAAACACAAATCTCTAAACAATGATGAATATAAACTAAAAGAAAAATTAAAAAATAAAAAATATTATGCTTCTAAAGTAAAACATATTGAACTTAACGACGAAGATTTAATTATTAAATCAAATGATCCTAATAATGAATATATATACTTACCGCCTATTAAAAAAAGAATTAATCCTATTAATAAATCTAAATTAAACATAAATACAATTAATTTATATATTAAAACTATGAAGAAATTTTATTTAGCTTATCATAAAACAGAACTTACTGATGATACTGACTTATATAATGTACTATCTAAAAAAACATATGATATTAATAATATAAATACTCAATTCGGATTTATAAAAAAAAACATTTATGATATTGTTAAAAATAATAATAAAAACGATATTCGTATTCTATATTCTGTCATAACACGGTTTAAATATTTCTCTGTTCCTGTAAAACAATTATACCCTTATATTCTTAAATTTCAAGATGTTTATGATACTGAACGTGCTAATAAAATTGTTGATAATACAATAGCTGCTAAAATGAATTCGCTATCCTTTGATAAAAAAGATATTATAGATAAATATAATGAAAATTCACATCTAACAGATAATGAAAAACTTATTTTCGTTTTACTTACTCTGTTTCCTACTAGAAGACCAGTTGATTATAGAAAGATGCTAGTTTCATTTAATGAACCAAAAAATCAATCTAAACTTAGCTACGCCGATAAAAATAATTATTATTATAATAAAACTTTTTATTTCAATATTACAAAAAACAAAAAACAACAACAATTTACAGTACCAGATGAGTTAGACGATATTATAAAATCTTTAATAACTACTAAAAATAATAATGATTTCTTACTTTCTTTTAATAATAATCAATTAACACAAATACAGTTATCTAAACTTATTATGAATACATTTTATAAAATATATGATATATCTATTTCAGCAGTAGAAATTAGAAGATTATACGCAACACATCTTAAAAAATTAGCAGAAAATAAACTTATTACAATAAGAGAACATAAAGATATATCTGATATGATGAATCATAATTACGAAGAAAATAAGAAATATTCTTATTAAAGATATTTTATGTCAATTTTTCAACCCTATTATACCTTTTAATATAGAAACTTACAAAAAGGTATAACATATAACTACTATAAAGGAAATTAGCTTCTCTAATATACTTAGGATAATCATTTCTTACTATTATAGAGCCTGCTTGTTGAATATTACCAAATATAAATTGAATAATTTGAAAAGTTGTTAAATATTTACTCCACCATACTTTAGTATTACTTTTAAAAGATGTTATAAAATAATAATAATAAAGCACGACATGAATAAAAGAATTATAAAAAAGCAAAAACCATGTATCTCCTCCATAAGGTATTAATTTATAATTATAATACATTATAGTAGAAACACTTGAATGATGGAAAACGTGTAAAAAAGACAACTGTCTATAATTACTCTTAGCAATTATGATCATACTATCAATATAATCATAATATTTTGAAATCCAGAAATTATACATTAATTTTTTTAATAAAAGATTAGATGTATCATTTGGATCATTACCAAAGAATAAAAGTTTTTTATCATATACATTATAACATAAATTTAAAAAAATATATGAATTCCATGTAATTAAAAATAGATTATGAAATTTACAATAATTTTTTATAGTACTATCACTAATCTTAGGTACGACACTGCGGAAATTATAAGATACTATGCAAATAATTAGATAAACACTGGTTATACTATAGTGAAATTGTTCTTCATTCATTTTTATAATATTTTTATAATATTATTATAATTTTATTATTTATATATATGTTATATATAATTTTAGTATTATTATATAAAGATTAAATTTTTATTTATATAAATGCAAATAATTAAAGAAAATAAATCAAATATTTTGATAAATGATCAACCTTTATATGTAAATGACTATTATTTCTATATATTATCTATAATTAAATATGTAATAATTAAATATGATTTATCTATTAATATAATATTAGGCAATATGATATATGATTTTAATAATAATTATAAAACTATAACAATTAATATAAACTATGAACATACATTAGTTAAAAAAGGTGGTCGTAGTATTGAAAATACTACACCAACTGGTGTTATTCAATATAATACAGATGATAAATATTTAGTAAGAATTGATAATTTAAATAATTATATTAATGCTGATATAATTATAGATTATAGTAATCCTAATATATATAATGTTAAATCTTCTGAATACTATAATGATTTTTCAAATAAACATATTTATATTTCACCATCAATATATCAAAATACATATATAAATATGGAAAATAGAAAAATATCATCTCTTACAACATTTATTAATGTAAATGAAACTAGAAGACATAAACTATTAGAAACTATTAAAAATCTTAATCTTTTTAATAATGTTAATATAAATAATTGTTTTGATAAAAATAATATAGAAAAATTATACAGAGATACTAAAGTAATTATAAATATACATCAAACTCCACATCATGATACTTTTGAAGAACTAAGATGTTTACCAGCCTTACAAAATGGTGTAATTATAGTTGCTGAAAAATCTCCATTAAATCATTTAATTCCTTATAATGATCTTATAATATGGTGCGATTATGAGGATATTATTTACAAAGTAAAGGATGTTTTAGACAATTATCAAGATTATTATTCAAAAATATTTACCACTGAAAATATTGATATTATTAATAATTGTGATCTTATAAATAAAAAAAATATGGAATATAATATTCTTAATAAATATTATAAATCCCTTGATGACTTATCAAAATATTATGGTTTAGATAAATCTATTTCTACAGGTTGTCATAATTATATACCTGGATATACAAAACTTTTTCAAAATATAAGATATGATGTTAAAAATTTATTAGAAATAGGAATTGGTTCTTTAGAAAATGGACAAATAGGTGGAAAAAATGGGTTAGTATCTACTAACTATGGTTATTCTAGTGGCAATAGTTTAAAATGTTGGTCAGATTATTTTCCTTATGCTAATATTTTTGGTATTGATATTTATTCTCATCCTGAACTTAATAATAATAAAATTATGACATACGTAGCTGATCAAAATAATGAAAAAGACTTAAAAAATGTTATTAATAATATTAATACTGTTTTAGATATTATTATAGATGATGGTTCGCATAAAGGAGAACATCAAGTATTCTCTTTTATGTATCTACATAATTATTTATCCCCAAATGGTATTTATGTTATTGAAGGTATTCAACCAGATAATATTGAAAAGTTTAAAGATTTGTCTATTTTTCCTTCAAATTTCAAAGATTATATTTTAAATACTTTTAAAATAGAGTATTTTGATACTCGTAATTCAAATGATAGTTTACGTGAAGATGATTTTATGATGTCTTTTACAAAATTATAATATAAAGATTATAATAATTTTTATGATTTTGGTGCAAAAACTGTTAATATTTTTGTATTGATTATAATCTATCTATTTTAGCAAAAATATAGATGGTGATTGTTTAAGGTTTTGTATAAAAACTAATATAATATATATTAAACTTTTCCAAATAATTTATGTATTGTAATAGTTATAAAATCATTATTATAAACATCTTTATATCATTCTTCATATTGATTTTCAATATCGTATAGAATAGTGGCACTAGGTCTTTCAGGAATAAATGAATTAAAAAATAAACATATATATGATAATAATACTTATAAAAACTTATATCAATTTTTATAAATTAACAATAACACTCTTGTACATATGTATTTGAAGGTTCGTAATAATTATTTTTATAAGTTCTAGTGTCTTTTGGAACAATTGTAGATTTTAATACATAATTTTGTGCTGATTGTTGATAATTATCATTATATTGTTGTGGATAATTATTATATTGTTGTAATTGTTGAACAGGATATATATTTTGTATAGGATGTTGATATTGTATACGAGGAGATTCTACAAATATTTGTCTTTGTTGTGGTATAAATTGTTGTAATTGTTGAACATTTTGAATAGGTATAGAACGTGATACAGGTATTATAGGTACATTTTGTTGTATAAATTCTCTTGGTGATTCCATAAAAGAACTACGAGAGCAACGATTGCTGTGAACATTTTGCTGTATAAATTCTCTTGGTGATTCCATAAAAGAACTACGAGAGCAACGATTGCTGTGAACATTTTGTTGTATAAATTCTCTAGGCGATTCCATAAAAGAACTACGGGAGCAACGATTGCTATGAACATTTTGCTGTATAAATTCATTATTACTATTAGAAGTCCTTAATTTATTGCGTTGATCAATAAGAATAGGAGGTTTATTAAAATGTACTTTAGGAATGTCCACTTTTAAATTAGCTTTGGGTTCAATATTAGCTTTAATTACTTTAGGTACAATAGGACGAGTAGGAATCTTTTCATTATTATCATTTGATTCTAATTGTACTAATGGAACATCAACAAATATAGGTAATTTATTTTCAGTATCTAATGTATCAATCTCAATATATGAATTTTTTACATAATCATCATATGTAGAAAGAGATAATATATCTTCTTGTTTATCTAATATAGCTAAATATTCATTTTCATTTAATAAATTATATGATGACGATAATGATACACGCATGTTTATTTTTTTGTTTGAAATAATACCGTTAATATCTTTAAGGATATTAAAAATATCATAAGTCTTTTTCTCCTCATTTTTATTATCTAAAAGATTACGTAATTTAATTATATAATCTCCTAATGAAATTATATTCTTATTAATATCTAGAATATTATAAAAATTATCATCATTTGATGATAACTTATCTAAACATAATGAAATTACCAAAATGTTTTTAAGAGTATCATTGAATTTTAAACTAGATAAATCTTTTAATTGTTTGTTTTCAATGTCCCAATCGTATTTAAGATTTAAAATATTGGATTTAGTAAAACATGTATCGGCAATAAATATTATTTTAGTGGAAGGGTTAAATTGACTTAATATTTCATATATCAAATCACTATTAATAACAGAGTTGTTTTTTCTAATATTATAATCTGTAGGAACAATACCCTGATTAATATTATAATCTGAATTATAACCTGATATATACTCGGAAATATCTATACTATCGCCTATATAATAAATTAAAACAGAGCTTAAATTAGCCGTCCATGATTTTAAAGCAAGTTTATAAAGAGCTAACAATATATTATCATATGTAGTATTATCTACATCAGATAATTCTATTGGAATTATGTCTTTTTTCTTAACATATCTAGCTATTTTAGATATATAAGATGTATAATCTATACTTCTGTAGTTAATATGATTGTAATTACAACCTAATAATAATAATTCTTTGTTCATTATAATAATTTATATATATATATTTATATAGAATAAATTATATTTAAATGGATGATATATATCAAGATCTAATTAGACGAACTCCTAATTCAAATCTAAAAAATTATATTACTAATATTAATATTAATGTTCAAAAATTAAAAATTTTTTTTGAAAATTATTATAAAATAAAAAATACAATATTTTCAAGAGAATTTAAAGATTTTGATATAAATAATAAAAAAGCTTTAGTACGTAAATATATATTATTAAATAATAAAATAAATTCAATGTTTACATTAATAAATAATAATGAATCATTACAACAATCAATGCCATTTACACCACCTCATCAACTACAATCTAGATCATTTATACCAATGTCTTATACACCACAACAATCATATTTTGGTTCATATTTTAATGGAGGCAAGAAAACTAAATCAAAATATATTAAAACTAAAAAAGTATATAAAATAGGGAATAAAAAATATATAGTATATTTAGGCTCTCGTGGTGCTAAATATATTAAAAAAGATAAAAAATATATAAATATAAAATCATTATAAATAATAAAGATGTATAGTATTATTCGCAGATATTGTAAAACTCGTTATGAACACAGTAATCCCTATAAAAAAGATAATTGTGTTCAATTCTATAATCTATACCCTATGAAGATTATGTAAATTGTTTTTTATTTTTATAATATTCTAACATAGATTGTCCGTTTTTATTACGATAAATTTTAATACACTTATCATCATTATCATCTAATTTAACATCACTATATATACCATATTTTTTAATTAGCAAACTAAAAACAGATTGATCATGGCGATGCTCAATAAATGTTTCTAAATTTTTTTTTATAGAAGGGCTATCATCTATATTATGATAATCACAACATAAATCATACCATTCATTTACTAAATCGCGAGTTTCTTTACAAATATAATACATTGACATTGTTGCAGCATTTTGAAAAGTATTTAAATATTTATCATCATTCATATTTAATTTTTCAATTAAATCCATTTTATTCCATTTATTTTCTAATTGATCTCTCGTGTCTGTTATAACAATTTTATCAGTCTTAACTTTTTCAATACAATATTCTAACCATTCCTTTTCTTCAATTTCAAATTCACAACCTCCATCCAAATAAAGTAATATATCACCTTCATTCATATTTTCCATTGTTTTTTTTATAATATATGGTTTCCATAACCAATATCCGAACCCTCTTCTATTATTTAGAATAAATTCACCATGTTTATTCCAAAATTCTGTATCTTCTTTAAGATTATTTCCTGTATATACTATAATTTCATCAAATAACTTTAATTCTTTTACTTGATTTGCTAGTCTTACAGCCGCATCAATATAATTAGCATGAATACCACCATTATGACTACCAAATGTAAGAAATTTAAGTACCATTTTAGATATATTTTAATATATATTCTTTATATAGTAAAAAATGATAGATATTATGTATATGTTATGATAAAATCTATAAAAATACCATCTTATAAATATGAAAATGTCTTTCAATCTTTTATAGGTAAAGGGTGTTATCTGTTAAATACAGAAGAAGAATTTGATAGTATTTTAAATGATATATCAGTATTTAATAAAAACAATACTAAGAAATTGTATCCACAATTTAAATATACAACATTATGCGGTTGTGAAAATACTGTATAATATAATGTATTTCTAAACCGTGGAACAGGTGTTATATGTCCTAAATGTACTAGTGTAAAGAATGCTAAAGTAAAAAAGAAAAAAATATTGGCATAAGTAATATAGAACTGGAATTAGATTGTATTACATATTTTACGGAACTTGTTAAAAAATATTTTGAAATTATGATATATATTGGCTTAATTGTGAAGGTAAAAAATACTTTTATGTAATTCCTGAAAAAATATTAATAGTATTTAATTATATTGGTTGTGAGAATAAAAGAGTATTATTTTGTAATCCTTTATTGATTGGAGCTTGGTATAATGAATATTTATTTGATTATGAAAATATTGATAAGGAAAAACTACTTAAACTTATTTAATAAAATTTAACTAAATAAAAATAATATATCGCTTCGGACTGGGATCGAACCAGTGACCTAAACGTTAACAGCGTTTCGCTCTAAGACCTACTGAGCTACCGAAGCTATACTTACAAGGGCTTTTTCACCCTGTCTATATAACTCATCTAATCCTTATATGTATTTTTACATCCTTGGACATTTACACCCTTGAAGATTTAATAGCAAAAAATTATTCAAATTAGTAAAAATATTCTAAAAACCCTACTAATAAAATAAAAATTGATACAAATATATATAAATAAGAACTATATACATAACAATCATATAATGGCTAATAAAATATTTAAACTAGTCAAAAGACTTAATAATATAATAAAAACAAAGATTGAACAGAGACGTATTAAAAATGAAAAAAAACAAGATAGAATATACAGAAATAAGGAATATATAGAATTATATAATAATCCTCATAGAATGGCTTATAATGTTGTAGGTGGAACAGGAGGAAGATAATGAATATAAAAAAAGATTGATACAATAATTGAAATGTCTAAAAATAATTTCCAATATCCAAAATATGTCATAATATTACATATTATAATATAACATTAACATTTATATATATTTATAATAAATTAATAACAACTGGTAAATTTCTTTTTCCATTAAATCCCAAATTATAAGAAAATTGTGATGTTTGATTAAACATATAATGAAAAAGAACACCAATACCAATTGATGTTATGAATAAAAATACCAGAGATACTAAATACATAACAATAGTCCTTTCTTCAATTTCTTTTTTGCTAATATTAATAGGATTATTCCACATATATAAATGGATAAAGAAAACAATAACTAAAGTACCTATAAAGTCATAAGCAGAAAGCCCAAAAATTCTATATTTTTTAGAAGCAAAATCATCAAGTATTATTGAAAATATATTAGCCATTTTATTTAATTTTTTCTTATATATATTGTAATAAGATAAAAATAAATATGGAAAAATATCTTAAAAAAATAAAACATATAAAATCTCTTGATAAATGGTTAAAAAACCCATCATATAACCCGTTAACAAAACAAAATGATATTATATTATCTTTAAAAGAAGATTCTAATTATGTAATGTTATATAATAAGGCTTTTCAATTATTAAGAAAGAATGGTAAAAAAACTCATAATATTTTAAAAAAATTGCCAAAAAACCATTTATTATTTAATAATAAAGTAGATTATTTATATGTTTATTATAATTTAGATAACGATAAATTTCCATATGAAGGTAAGGATAAAAAATATCTATTATATAAAAATTATGTTAAAGCAAATAAAAATAAAAATATAAATGAAAATATTATATTTGATAAAATTTCTTATATTATAGATTATAAAAATATAGAACCTAATAAATATGAAGAAGAAATAATTAACGAATGTTATAATTATATGGTTTCTTGTGTTGATTATTTTATTAAATTAATAAGATATAATATTTTTAGCAACTATACATTAGAAAAATTAGAAGAAGAATATAAAATTAAAGGTATTGAAAAGATGAAAGAAATAAAAAATATTGTTAATTTTTTTAATTTAATAAAATACAATTATGGAAATAATAAATATAATTTTAATGATGATTTATATGAAAATGATTTTAATAATACAACTATTGAAGAAGCCATTCTTATAGCAGTTGATGTTTTTAAAATAATTGATTATACTAATAATGGAAAAGATGTAATAGAAATAATTACTGAAAGTAAATTAAAAATAATAGAAGATCCTTTAATAAAATTATTATCTAAAAAAGAATTTAAAAATATTGATATTGCTAATTTAGAATTACCTAGTCAAAATATGACAAATAAACAATATACAAGATTAACAAAAGAATATACCAGATTGTCAAAAAATTTTAATAAAAGTAAATCAATTTTATTATCACAATCTAAATCGCCTCCTAAAAGACCAATATTGGAAATGCCAAATAAAACAAAACTACTTATAGGAATTCATAAAATACCTAAACAAAATTATACAGATAATGAATATAAAAATATGATAACAAATTATGAAAAAAATAAACATATTATAGATTTATATAAAGAACTTATAAATACTGGATTTTTAGATTTAAAATCAAAAGCATCATTATCAAAATCAATGGCTTCTTCTAAATCATCGTCCAAATCCATGGCTTCTTCTAAATCATTATCTAAATCCATATCATCATCTAATTCTAATTCCATGCTTAATAAATCAAGAGAAGATATTATAAAAGAAGATTTATTTAATGAAAATATTACTGATGATAGTAGATTATTAAGATGTATAAATGAAACAGATATAATTTCACAAGACGATTTTAATAATAAAACATATCCTTTAGCTAAATTACAATTAATGACTAAATTAAAAATTAAAGATAATAATGGTAAGATATTGAGGACAGACTGTTATTATACACCCAATCTTTATAATTATTTAATAAATAAAGCAAATAATAAAGAACCATTTACCGACCCTTATAATGGCAAGTATATTTTAACAGATAATGATGTAAATAATGTCATGAAAATTATGAAAATAATTGATCCTAAATTAGAAAAACCTAGATATATTAAAAACTCAAATGACAAACAATTTATGATAAATGCTTATGTTAATGAATATAATTTATATAATGTATATATTTATAGAATATTTGGTAATACTAAGTTTAAAATATTAACACTTTTTGTATTTCCATCTAACATTGAAGTAATGGATACTGGATCCGCTGACATAACAAGTTCTACTCTTCTTTTAAAAATTATAGAATTATTTAATAATGGTAAATTAATGGAAACATATTTACCACCATATCAAATAGATGATTATTATTTATTACCAGATATAAATTATAATGCTTATAATGATGTTAATAAATGGATTACTATGAGACGTAAAAATAAAATAGATCTATTTAAAAGAATGGTTGTAGAAATTAATGGTATATAAGTTTTATAAAAGAGTACATAATTTATTTATTTTGCAAAATATATTAAACTATTTTAAAAATCTATAAAAATAAAATTATGTACTCTTTTTAATTCATAGGGTATAAAGATTCAAAATTTTTAATAGTATTCTTGGTACCTTTAGTTATTAAAAGAAATTTTTTAGGATGTATCTGTTCTAACATATAACATTTTAGTTGAATTGGCGAACATTTTTTCATTTTCATGCCACAAAAAATAAAAAAATATGATAACATAATTATAAAAAGTATTAAATAAATATCATCACATTTTTATAATGTCATAATATAAAAGAAGCAATAAAAACAATACCAGAAGACTATTATAAGAGAATATTAAATGGAACATATAATAGACAAAGAGATTATATTAAGAAAAATAAAGTAAGAAAATACAAAAAATATAAGATATAAAAATCGGACATTTTAAATGGTAAAAGGTGTAAAAAATTAATATAAATATAAACCAACATTTAAGTATATAAAATGAAGAAAGAATTACTAGATAAGTTTTGGAATATATATGAAGAAGAAGGTACTGTAAAAGCACTTACATGGCTAGAAAGTCTCAAATATTATGAAGATTATTGTTCAAATACTGATAATACTATTGATAATATGATAGCTTCTATAAAAAATATTAATTTAAATTAAAATTTATAAAAATAAGTTTAAACGTTTTTAGTTTCATTCCATTTTACAGCAATGAGACTCATAATTTCTTTATTTGATTTATCAGGATGCGCTTCTTTAAATCCTGCCATTTCATTTTGAATAAAAATATTATATTTGCTAAGAGCTCTTTTTTCTCCTTCTTCTTTTACTTTAGAAGATTTATATGATTCTGATAACATCTTTTTAAGATCATCAAGAGAATATTTTTGTGTAATATCAACATTGCTAACAAATTTTTCTAAAATCTTCTGTGTTTTAATATTAACTTTTCCAGTTTTTTCTTCTGGATTAACTGAGATATCTTCCATTTTTAATAATCTAACTAATCAATACCTTATATACTTTTAAATTATATTACATATTATTTAATTTATATTCTAATATCTCTATTCTTTTATTAGTATTTTCTAATGTTTCAATACGTTTATTTAAATGTTGTATATGTTTGATCATATATGGTATTAAACCAGTATAATTAACAGTCTTCCATGTATTGCCGTCTAACATTATATTATCAAAAACTAAACCAGGTATATGCATTTCAACTTCTTGTGCTATTAAACCTACATCTTCATCTCCTATTTTTTGTTGATTATAATAATTAGAAGACCATTTAAATGATACAGGACGTAAATTCATTAAATCATCATTATATTCTAAATCAACAATATTAGTTTTTACATTAGCATCAGAAAGTTGTGAAAAAGCAGATGCTATAATATCATTTTTAACATATAAATTACAATTTGATTTATCATAAGCAAGACCAATATCAGTTATACTATTATTAATTTGAAGTCTATAATTATTATTAACATTATTATTAACGCCAATAGACATATTATTTAATACTGAAATATTACTTTCTGAATAAATATTACCATTAACAGTTCTTATATCACTATTTTTTGTTATTATACCATTATTTGTAACAATCTCACCTATAAACTCACTAGATCCTCTAATAAGTAAATCTTTTCTTACATCAAGATTGCTACCAACTGTTGTGAGAGCAGAAGCACTTGTTATTACACCTTCATTAAAGATAACATCTTTTGCAAACTCACTAATTCCACTAACATATAAATTGCTATTAAATTTTACTTCACCACGTACATGTAAATTATATTCTGGAATTTTTAAACCTAAACCTAAATCACCAGCATTTGTAACAGTCATTACATGATTTGATGTATTATATATAATAGTTTCATCATTTACAATACTAGTTTGTTGTCTCATATTATAAAAATCTAATATATTTTCAGTTCCATTTTGTCTTATTGTAAGACCAGAACCATCTACCGCTTCAGAAATAATTTCTAAATTTTCAGTTTTATATTTAACAGTAGTTAATTCAACAGTATTACCATAAATAATTAAATTTGATGAAAATATAGTATCTGATACACGCATATTACCAGTAATATCTAAATCAATTATGTCATCAGCATTCTTATTAATACCTATTTTACCCCCTTTTGTAATATTAAATATAATATTATTATCTTCATTTATTGATAAAATATCATGATGGCTACTTACATGATTAATATTAAGAGAATTAGCATAATTACTGTTATAAATATTAAAATAATTAATAAGATACATAGGTGTATTAATTTCTACAATACAATTATCTCCTCCAATAACATGTAAATTAGGAGTTATAATATCGTCATCTGATTGAATAATACCTGATACATCCAAAGCATAATCACCGATATCTTTATTAATACTAACAAAACCTTCTTTTTTAATATTAAATCTTGTATATTTATTATTTTCATCATTATCATATACTGTAAAAATATTATAGGTTTCATCTGTATTAATAATATTTTGACCACTATTAATTATAAAACCTTTATCACCAGTAGGAGTAAATTTCATATTAGAAGATTCAATATAATAATTACAAGCATGAATATCATGATAATATAATAAATTAGTATAATCATAATTATTTATTATATTTATAATATCATTACCAAGTTTATCATATATCTTACCTTCTAAATAAATATCATTTGTAGTTACAGAATTTTTAACATTCATATCACCAAATTTAGAAACAACAACTAAATTATTTTCACTTCCTTCACTTAAAATATTAATTCTAAAATCACCATCATAACTATATATTTTATGAACATTATCAATATCTATAGCATTATAACCATCTAATTTAATTAAATTCTCTAATATAATATGAGGTTCATAATTTAAATAATTAATACCAATATAGAAATTAGCTAAATTATAATCATATAATTCATAATTATCATGAATATTTATAATACTATCAAAAGTAATATCATTTTCAATAAAAATATCATGAAAAATATAATTACATGTATTTATAGAACTAGTATTAATAGATGTTTCTAAACTTTCAGTAAAATTATATCCATCAGGACGTACATTTAAAAAATCAGTAACTTTATTTATATTTATATTATAAATACCACCAATAACAGATATATTACAAGTAAATGATAGCATAGAATAATCATCTTTAATTAATTTTATAGGAGCAGTAACAAGAGTATTTATAATTATATTTTTATTTCTTAATATTTCTAAATCAGCATTTACAATGGTATTTAATGAATAATAATGTATTATATTTGATGTATATGTATTTAAAATTATATTATCAATATAAATAATATTTTCATAAATTTCAATATTCGATTTATTACATAAATTAGAATTATATAAATATGTATCAAAATAATTATTTACATTCAATATATATTTATAATTAAAAATATCATAAGTAATAGTTTTATCTTTATTTTTAATATTAAAAAATTCATCATAATTATAATTTAAATATTGTGGACCTTTATAGAAATTATTATAATTATAATTAATATTATAATTACTTGTAAATAAAATAGAACCAGTAAAATTAGAAGTATTAAGAGATAAAGAATAAATATTACTATAATTAATTTTAGAATTTTCAGGAACATAGATAGTATTATCAGTATTAAAAGAATTAATAATAGGATTTAAATCATATGTTACTGTATTATTAATATCAATATCATTATTAATAAAATTAAAATTATAATTAGATGATATTATATTAGTTGAAATATTAGTAGTTGTAATATCAGTATTATAATTATATTTTAATTTATAATTTATAAAATTATCTAATGATATATTTTTAGTTACAATAAAGTTAGAACTTTTTTTATAATTATCTATAATTACATTATTATTATTATCAATCAATGGTAGATCATTACTATTAATAGTATAATTAATACCAGTATAATATGTATTATCATCTATATAAGCTAACTTAGGTTGAGCATACATATTGCTTGCGACAACAGTAATATTAGTAAAATAATTATCTAATTTTAATTCATCATATTTATTAGTAAATTTAATACATGATTCATTTGTAACACTATCAATATCTAAAGCTGTTATAGGCACTGTTTTATTTAAACCAACTCGTGAACCTTTTCTTATTAAACCATTTTCATCAACACTATTTATAGTTAAAATAGGTGTAATATTATCAGGAACATAACTATTATTATATGATACAGCAGTATTAATACTAAAGTTATTATATTCATCAGCCCCATTTATAATATAATAAATACTATTTGACCCATTTTTTTTATGAAGATTTATAATTGGTGCTTTCTCGTGTGATGTTATTTGTAATCCATATAAAGAAATATCTTCAATATGAAGTGCTACATCATTAACAATAGGAGAACCAGTATTTACATCACGAGAAGGATATTTACTACCTCCTAAATGAGTATAACAAGAAGAGAATTCATTTGAATTATTATGATAAAATGATAAAAACGGAATATATGTTTTGTCATAAATAGTATCATATGAACCAAATTCTAATAATGTATGATTATTATGTTCATTTAAATTACCACTAACATTCATAGATACCATATTTTTTATAGTACCATTATATGTATTAATATCATATGTACCTAATTCAATGGTAGCTATAGATTTTTCATAAGAAGATGATGCAAAACGAGTAATAGGTGTATTTTTATTTTTTTGATATACTATTAAAGGTGTTTCAATATTCTGTGTTTGTAAATAATTAATATGATGTAAAAACCAATCCTCAGAATAACCAATTAATGTAGTTTTATTAGGTAAAATTGTTATTTTTTCAGCATTTATAACAATATCATTTTTGTCAATATTATTAACAATATTACCATTATTTTCATTAATTCCATTTGAAAGATTTGGTAATTGATTAATTATATTTGTAATAGCATTAGAAGAATATTGTATTCCATTTAATTTATATATATAATTACAATTATTAGTATCAATAATATTTATATTACCGTATACTTCTAAATCACCATATATTGACATTGCAGCATTTTTATTAAAATTAAAATTACCATCTTCTTTATTAATATCAATATGATATGTCCCTTCGTTATTATAGAAAATAGACATAGCTTTATTCTTTAGAGGATCTGGATTAGTAGTATTATCAGTATATCCAATTTGTAAAGGTCCTACTAAATTTTCATTAGCAGTTCCAGCAAGATTAAGATGATTTTTATATATATACCATTTGTAATTATTTCTATCATATCCAGGAATAATTTCATAATCACATATATCAATACCACTATATGTAGCATTATTATTAATACCACCACCTCTTTTTCCTCTATAAATTCTAATAATTGAATTATTATAATTATTAGTAGAAATATTTCTTATTTGTAATGGTACAACAGATGATTCATTTACCCAACCTAATGATATCATCTTATTTGTGAAAACACCAGTATTATCAGATTTATTTTTAAAACTTTCTATAGAAATATTATTTTCATAATAACTATTAGCATTAATACTACCATTTACATTTAGAGTTTTTAAATCATCCGTTTTTAAAAAATTAATAGTATCTTCTAAATAATTAATACAATACTTATTAACATATTTATCATACATATTATATACTTTAGTATTAAATCCGATTAGTTCATAAGAAAAATTATTAGTTTTATAAACATTTCCATTATTTTTTCTAATATATATATCATTTGTAATTATACTACCATTTACATCTAATTCATATAAAGGACGAGTAGTATTAATACCAATTTTTTTATTTTGATTAACAGAAAGTGTGATATTTTCATTTAAATTTTTAGAACTTCTATTTAAAATATCAATACCCGGCATAAAATAAATATTATTATATTTTTCAAATGTTTTATTTGTATTAATAATTAAACTATTATCTCTATCAAATTGTTTATCATTATAATTTGTAAGATGTCCAATAAATGCTGATGATATTTCAGCTTCATCGCTTTTATCATGTAAAGCTATTTCAAATTTTTCAATTTCTTTTTTTACTATATTTACTTGTTCTAACATATTATCATCATTGCTTACACCTATACCTATTTTACCAGGTATGATAAGATTTGAACCTGAAAAATTAATAACATTTTCTGAAGCAAAAAAGAGAATACTATTATTACTATTAGATGAATATGATATATTACATGTTTCAAGTAATATAGGATTTAAATATAATGGTTTTACATCTAAAATATTAACTCTTTTTTCATCTATAAATAAGTTATTGGCATCAGAAATATATAGTTCATTATTAATAATAAGTTTACTATTAATATCAATATTTGCCGTTGAAGAAAATATAGCATTATCATTAAATGTAGCATTATTTACTAGAATATTACATGTAGTTATACTATTAAATGACCCCGTATTTACAGATATTGTCCCTACATCAAGATTACTATTAATAATTAGATTATCACTAAATTTATATAAATTACCATAAAATGTACCTTCTCTAACCTGTGAAGCACCAATAGCATAACCAGATGTTCTAATAAATAAATCATTTAAATGTAAATATGAATTAGTAATATAATCATATAATAGTAAATTTTCAGCAACTAGTGTTCCTTTAATTTCTACTTTAGCATATTCAGAAATATTAAAAGTAGATATTCTATCACCTGTTTTAACATATTTTGAAAAATTATAAAGATTTGTTGTATTTAGACCAAAACCCACATTTTTTTTCTCATCAATTGTCATTGCTGGTATAATAGTAGAAGGACTATATTCTGGAAATGCTAAACCATTCTGATATAATTTATTAATATCAGCAGTTTTAACACCTACATGAAATTCAAGAGACATACCTTCAGTTGTAGTAATAATAGCAGGTGATTTAAAATTTCCACCAATAATACCCATTCTTATTTTACCTCCTCCTAATTCAAATTCATCATCAGATACAGATGAATTTCTAATAGAAAATTGCATATTTTCAGCAGTGTTATTTGTAGTTTCAACAACACTTAAAGCATTTTTATTATTAGCAGTAACAGAATTGCCACCAATTGTTAAATAAGAAGGTGTATATATATTATCAATTGTAGAAAGACTTACACCATTAATATTTGTAATATTTGTTTTATAAGTACTTTTATATATAAGGTCCTGTCTATCATTAATTGTTGTAATAAGATTACTAATAGCACTAGCATTAATATTATCCGCTAGTGTAATATTATCAAATTGAAGTCCTTTAGCAATAATATTACCAGAACAAACTATATTATTATCTACATATAGACCAGCATTATATAAATTATTATTACTATTATATGTACTTCTATTTGTATTAATAGCAACTCCTTGATTATTAACAATCATATTATAACGTTGATCTTCTCTAATCCCTGTTGTATTTTCTCTTTCTCCAATAACTAAATATTCATGAACATTAAGATTCAAATTATATAAATTAGAAAGTGAAGAAAATCCTATACCCAGAGAATTAACTTCTAGAGTTGTTGGAATAAAAGGATTATTAACAATCATAATACTTCTATATTAAATAAACAATACTTATTAGAATAATATAGAAATATCTTTATATTATATTTATCTTTATTACTAAAAATATTGTGTTTTTTTAATAATAATAAAAACTGACAGTAATAATATTATATATATTTATACCATGAAAAAGATAGAGAATATTCATAATAAAACAAAAGAAATAGATACTGAAAATGCACCTTATAATAATAAAAATGTAATATTAACAGAAGATAATTTAACTGAAATATTTAAACAAAATGGTTTAGAAGATATTAAATTTAAAAATATTAATTTATATCGTGTAGCATTTGTTCATAAATCTTATTGTACTATGAAGAACCATGATTTTGAAAAAAGTAATACAAATTGTCCAAAAGATTGTCTTCCTCTTCAAGATATGTCATATGAGAGATTGGAGTTTTTAGGTGATGCCCTTTTAGGAATGATAGTAGCATCCTATTTATATAACAGATTTCCTGATCAAAACGAGGGGTTCTTATCTAAAATAAGAACTAAACTTGTAAATGGAAAAATGCTAGGTTTTCTTTCTGATAAAATAGGTTTTCCTAAATATGCTATAATATCAAAACAAGTTGAAGAATCGGGTGGCAGAGATAATTATAAAATAATGGAAGATATTTTTGAAGCATTTATTGGTGCTATATATATGGATTATCAATTTGACGAAGACACTCCTATAATGCCATCTCATATTAAATTAACACCTATGTCAGGTGCAGGATTTTATATGGCTGAACAATGGATAATTTATATAATTGAAAATTATATTGATATGAGCGAATTAATTACAAAAAAAAATAATTATAAAGATATGCTAGTATCATATATGCAACATCAATTAAAAGATGCTCCAGTATTTTATGAATTAAACATTTCTAATAAAGATAATTCTAAAATTTTTACATATTGTATAAAAGATCGTAATAATACAGTTATTGCAACAGCAACAGGATTAACAAAAAAAGAAGCAGAAAACAATAGTGCTAAAGAAGCATTAAAATATTATGGAATTGATGTTAATTAATAATTTCTAGAATATTTAAAAGATTTAGTACTTTTGATAGGATGACTAGTATTATAAAATCTAATTGAATTTTTATTTAATGTCATATTTGTAGTATTTGAATGATTAGTATAATTCATTCCATTTTTTAGAAAAGGTTTTACATAATTAGGAGAACAGTGTTTATCAGAACTATAATATGCTTGTCTTAATTCATTAACAATTATTCTATTTTTTTGATGCAATTTATAATCTAATACATCTTTGTTTAATGATAATCCTCCATAAGCATAATTAATAAATAATATATATGATAATAATAATGTAGCGTATTTATTCATTATATTATTATTATATATTTATATTTATATATAAATGTATAATTTTTATATATATTTAAAATGGAAATAACACATTTAGTATTATCAGGGGGTGCATTAAAAGGATTATGTTTTATTGGAATAATTCAATATTTATATTTAGAAGATATGGTTAAAAATATTAAAAATATAGCTTGTTGTTCAATGGGTTCTATTATTGGTATGATGTTAGGTTTTAAAATACCTATTTGTGATATGGAAAAAATATTTAAGAATATTTTAAATGATAAAAAAACAGGTTTTGTTAGTAAAAAAGAGTTTATTAATTTATTTTATAAAAGCGGGGTTGTATCTTCATATATTTATATGGAAGAAATAAAAAAATATATTAAAGAGAGAGATGGTATAGAAGATATTACATTTATTGAATATAGTAAAAAATATGGCATAAATTTATATATGAGTCTGACAAATATATATACATGTAAAAATGAAATTTTTTCAATTGATACAACTCCTAATGTTTCTGTATTCAAAGCATGTTCAGCATCAATAGCAATACCTTTATTATATCAACCTGTAAAAATTAATGGTTATTATTATTTGGATGGAGGATTATCAAATAATTTACCAATTGATGTTTTTAAAGATGTTCCAAGAGAAAATATATTAGCAGTTGCTGTAGAAAGTAATAAAGACTTCGATAAAGAAAAAACGATTGAAAAAAATATCAAACCCAATTTATTAATAGTAATCCAACAAATATTTTTATTATTAAATATAACAAGAAATAAATCAGTATTATTAAATAAAGTAGACGATAGATGTACATTAATTATATATAATTCACCATTACAAGGATGGATGAAATTCAAAATAGGAGTTAATGGTATTGTGGTTAATTTATCAGAAGAAGATATACATAATATGATATTTATTGGTTTTGACAATGCTTTTAAATATTTTAATGAGAGAAGAGACAAATATAATGAAAAAACTGAGTTAAGATTAAAAAATCTATTATAATAGTAAATGGTAGATAATATACCTCATATTTTTATTTTAGATTTAGACGGTACTATAATAGGAGATTGTTCTTATCAGTGTGAAATTTTTAATATACAAAATATTTTAATAAAAAATAAAATAAATGGTATAAATGATTGTAATAAATCATTAAAAGAATGTTATCAATCCTGTTCAAAATTAATAAGACCAGATTTTAAATATTTTATGAATAATATGAGTGCAATATACCCAAATTGTTTATTTTTTATTTATACAGCTTCTGAAAAATCTTGGGCATTTAAAGAAATTGCTATTATTGAAAAAGAAAACAATATTAAATTTAATAGACCTTTATTTACTCGTGAAAATTGTATTAAAGGAAGCGACGGAGGTATGTATAAATCTGTTGAAAAAGTATTACCTGCTATATTAAAAAGTGCTAAAATAAACAAAATAAAAAATATTAAGACAATTATTAAACCTAAAATTTTTATTATAGATAATAATCCAACTTTTATTGATTATACTGATAATCTATTAATATGTCCTACATATGATTATATAAAGTTTAATAATTTATGGGATTTAATACCAGATAATTATAGTGATATTAAAGAATTAAAAAATTATATATCTTCTTTAATATCTGAAAAAAAAGCACATGCTAATAAAGGTAAAAAGGACAAAATTATGGAAAAAACACATAAATGGTTATATAAAAAATATAAAATGATAAATAAAATTAATTCAAAATATGAAAATGATATATTTTGGAAAAATTTAACAAATATTATAATTAAAAATAAAATTGCTATATTTAATAAAAAAAATATAGTAATGATACGCAAATTACTATAGATTTTTATTTTTTGTTTTTGTTTTTGTTTTTATTGTTTTATATTTACTCGCTATCATCGGCTACGACGTTTGACACCTTTGGCTTTCTGCCCTTCTTTGCCGGCTTCTTGAGAGTAATTGTAGGAACATTATCATCATCAGACACAGCCTTTGCATCGGTATCAGACTCAGCCTTTGGCTCAGCATCAGACTCAGCCTTTGCCTCAGCATCAGACACAGCCTTTGCATCGGTATCAGACTCAGCCTTTGGCTCAGCATCAGACTCAGCCTTTGGCTCATCATCAGACTCAGCCTTTGGCTCATCATCAGAAGTCTCCTTGGCAATAGAAGCCTTTGCCTCGTGCCAGAGAGCGATAGCCATCTTGAAAATCTCCTTATTGTCTGTTCCGGGATTAGAAGCACGGATAATAGCCATCTTCTCGGCAACAAAGAGGTTGTAAGCAGAAGGAGCACGCTTCTTAATGATATTACCATCAGCATCGCGATCACGCTTTACCCTCGTCTTCTTGGGCTTTGCGTCACCATTAGCATCAAGCTTTACCTTCTTCTCCTTAACAGGAGCCTGAGAAGCCTTAACCGCCTTGTAAGAATCTGATAAGATCTTCTTAATCTCAGCAAGCCCGTACTCAAGATCAGTATTGAGATTGTTCTGGAAAGCAGCAAGGATAGCAGCAGTAGAGACAGTCGTCATTTTGACTTGAGAAAGTTTGTTGTTAGATGTGATTAACCTTCTTGTGTATTTACCTATTGTGGTGATAGATATTTTAATAGGAATTAATCAATTTTTATTTTTTTTATCAAATTTTAGAACAAATTTATTTTAAATAAAAATGTCCTAAAATAAGGCATTATTACAAATTTTTGACTATTATTTAGAACTAATATTTATATAGAATATGGAATGTCCAATTTGCTTTGAAAATATTTATTTTCCTAAAAAACTTGAATGTGGACATACTTTTCATACCCATTGTATTTATAAATGGTGTGATTCTTTAAATAGATCATGTCCTTGTTGCAGAGATGATATTAAAGAAATTAGCTTATTATTAAGCAAAGGCTCTAATATTACGAAAAATGATATTGAAATATTATGTAATAAGACATAAGAAATTATGTGTAATATTAAAATAAATATTTTTTAACTTTAATAAATTATATATAAACATTTGATGATACTTATATCTATTAAAACAGGTATAAAAGACTATAAATAATTTATATAAATAAAAAAAATAAAAAAGAGGAGCTCATTTGCTCTTTTTTTTATAAAAAATATGATAATGTTTTTACATTTTAACTGATATTTTATATTACCATTGTGCTTACGCGCGGATTTTAATAAAATTGTGGTGATATTATTATTATTTTTATATAATTATGTTACCATAATTTTTATTTTTAGAACACTTTTCAAAACAAAAAGTACATTATCAAAAACAAAAAGTACACTGTCATAAACATAAAGTACACTGTCATAAACATTTGGTACATTTCTGTAGTTTTATATATAAATATATATTTATAATATAAAGTTATATTATGACTAAAAAACATAAATGTTCTTATTGCAAGTATGAAACTGATAAGTTTTATAATCTTCAAAGACACTGTAATAATAAACATGGTATAGAAATTTTTGAACTTAATCAAGAATTTCCTATATCATCTGTTAATGAAGATTTAGAAATTAATGAAAATAATTGTAATGATAACATTATAAAATATAAATGTGAAAAATGTTCTAAATGCTATTTAACTGCTAAATTTTATAATGAACATATAAAAGTTTGTAAAGGATTAAATATTTTAACATGTGAAAGATGTATGTTTACATTTAAAACAAAACAAAGTAAAAGCAATCATAAATTAAGAAACAATTGTAAACCTAAAAGTGCTGCATTTGCTAATGATATTCCAAATATAACAAATAATAATACTACTAATAATACTATAAATAATAATACTAATATTACTAATAATATAAATAATATTACAAATAACTATTATATTACTAATAATTTTGAAAAAGAAAGATTAGATTATATTACAAAAGAAGCTATTTATGAAAAATGTTTTAAAGCTTGTTTTCCTATACTTAAACTTATTGAATTGATACATTTTAATAATGATTATCCAGAAAATCAAAATATTCGTTATGATAATAAAAAGAAAATTATAAATGTTAAAAAAGATAATGGTTGGGCAACTATAGATTATAATTATCTTATATATAATCTATTTATAAATAATTCTAAATTACTAACAAATTATTACAATGATTATAAGGATTATTTTGATAATTTAATAAATGATGTAAATCATATAGAAGAATTGATAATTTATCTAAATCATAATATGTTAGAACAGATACATCCTAAAAAATTTCTTTTAATGACTAAAGAGACCAAGAATACTATAAAGAATTTTGAATCTTTATACCCTATGAATTAAAAAGAGTACATAATTTTATTTTTATAAAAATATATTAAACTATTTTAAAAATTTATAAAAATAAAATTATGTACTCTTTTCAAGATATAAATAAATAAAAATATAAGTTAGTATTATTAATAAATGATATATATCAGCTTTGATATCGGTGTTAAGAATCTTGCTCTTTGTATTTTAAAATACGAAGATACAATTACTATTCTTGATTGGAAAATTATTACATTAGCTGAAACAAAAAAAGCTGTAAAAAATATTAATGAATTATCAGAAATTATTTATATGGAAATGGACTCTATTATAGGTAATTTAAGAGATGCTGGATATGACATTATAGATTTTGTTCTTATTGAAAATCAACCATCAAACCTTAATGGTGTTATGAAAACAGTTCAACATATTATTTATTCATACTACAATCTATTAAAATACTGGGACGGATTAGTTAAAAATGTTGTTCTTGTAAATGCTTCACTTAAACTTAAAAATCACACATATCAACCTATTTCTGTTGTTAAAAATGAGAATTGCAAGAAGAATTTTAGAAGAGATAAATATAAAAATAATAAACAAAATAGCATTGAAATTTGTAGAGAATATATTAAAAGAGACCCGATTTTATTAGAGCTTTTTAATAGTAACAAAAAGAAGGATGATTTAAGTGATTCATGTCTGCAAACTGTCTCATATATTCGTAATGATATTAAAGGAAACAAATTGACAAAATTAGAAGAAATTACATTAGATCCTTGTAATTTTATAGACGTTTAAGTTTTGTTTAGTTTTTATTAACAATATTGAAAAAAATGATATTAAAAAAAATAATAATATAACAATGAATTGCGACGATATTAACGATATTATCTCAAGTATGAATAACACTTATATTGATACTGACCTAAGTGATATGATTATATATATTGATTCTATAAATATTGATATTACAATTAAAAATCATCTTAAAGATCTTATAAATAAAAATAGCTATATATCATATGATATGATAAATAGCTTCTTGGAATAAAAATGTATTTAATAATACTTTTATAATATAAAAAAATGATATTATTATTAAATATAGACAACTATATAATAATGGACGACCTTATTAACAGTATGAATAAAATGCATGTTGAAGAAAATGTTATGATTGAATATGTAAAAAATTTACAAATTGATGAAAATATAAAAAAAACTTTAATTGAATTCATATATAATGATAATTATAATAGCTATATTAACATATATAATATATGTCTAGAAAATGATATTGAATTACCTCCAATTTAATAATTTAAGTTTATTAAGAAAGATTTGCGCTAATTAAAACGCGTATTTTTTTCATATAAAAATAAGATATAAACAAATAAAACAATCTTATATACATAATACATATGAGTACTTTTAATTTAAACAATAAAAATGATAATTTAATTGAAATAAATAAAGATAATTTTGCGTCTAAATCACCATTTAGCTTTAATATTCCTTCTAAAAAAATAAATAAATTAAATAATGACGATAACTCCCTATTTAACAGAAAAAAAGTTAGTAATGAAGTATTATCATCGCGCGGTTCTTCTAGAGCTAGTTCAGTAAGCAGCGATAGCACAGCAAGTAGCTCTAGTTCAGATAGAAATTATAAAAATAAAAAAAAATCTCGGGCTCCACCTTCAGTATCATCTGAATATACAGAAGAATCATCTGAAGAAAGTTATACTAAAAATAATAGACGTGATAATGCTAGTTCATACGCGTCATCTGACAATGGAGATGATGAAACAGGTAGTTATGTAAGCGGTGGTACATCTGAAGCATCATCTGTAGAAACTTATAAAAAGAAAAAATATAAAGTAGGAGATGAATTAAATGAGAAAAGAGAACTTCTTTATCAAATGGATAGATTAGAATCAAAAGGATTTAAACTACCTTTTAAATTTAATATGCAATCCGATTTAGATGATATGAGAACAGAATATAATAGAATTATAAGAGAGAAAGAAATAGATGCTAGTATTCGTTTTCAACGCAAAATGCTTATGGCATTTATAACAGGAACGGAATATTTAAATACCCGATATGATCCGTTTGCTATTAAATTAGATGGTTGGTCAGAACAAGTTCATGATAATATTAATGATTATGATGATATTTTTGAAGAACTTCATAGTAAATATAAATCATCTGGTAAAAAGATGGCACCTGAATTAAGACTATTTATTAGTTTATCGGGAAGTGCTTTTATGTTTCATTTAACAAATAGAATGTTTAAAGAACAACCTCTGCCAAATATTGAAGAAGTTTTAAAATCAGATCCTGAATTAATGAAAAGATTTCAAAATGCTGCAACTAAACAATATGTAATGGGAAATACGGGTCCTCCTCAAATGAATTCAATGGGAGCAATGGGTAATATGATGAATGGGATGATGGGTGGTAATCAAGGAACTAATTCATCAGGTGGTATATTAAATATGGTATCAAATTTATTTGGTTCATTAAATGAACAACCTCAATATTCAGAACCTTCTAATAAACCATTAGATGATATTAATAATATAATTAGTTCTGTCCATGATAATATTAATATAGATAATGATAATAATATTGAAACATTATCAGTAAGCGATGAAGAAATAACATCTATTATTGAAGATACAGCAGATATTAAAATATTAAGAAACAGTAAATCAAAAAAACAAGGTAATACTCGTACTCTTAATTTATAAATATCATATAAACATATTTTAATATTAAATATTAAAAATATGATTACAATAGCATATTTATTTTTTTGGGAAGAAAATCTTAAAGAAGAATATTATTTCACTAGTTTTATTAGACACCATTTTGGAGAGGTTAAAACAGTGGATGTAAATGATAATCCAGATATACTATTAGTATCTGTATTAGGTGGTAATATAAACCTAGTTAAAGATTATAAAGCCAAAATTAAACTGTTTTTTACAGGAGAAAATACATCATATAACCCTTATCATCATCAATTTGATGACGATAATGTATTAAAAGAAAATTTTGATATAATTGTAGGATTTAAATATAATAACGTAAGATTTCCTTTATGGGTATCATATTATAAATATTTAGATTATAAAGAAGATGAGGATAATATTCTTAAACACCTTCAAGAATCTTATGATAAAAATGTTAAAAAAGAAAAGAAATTTTTGACAACATTATTATCTCATAATAATAGTTTTCAAAATAATTTTAGACCATACCTATATAATCTTATGTTAAAATATGCACCTGTAATATGTGCTAGTACATTATTCAATAATTATCCGATTATAGGTAATCTTACATCTGAAAAAATCGATCATATATCTCAATCTGTTTTTAATATTTGTCCAGAGAATTCTCATGGAGAAGGATATATTACAGAGAAGGTAATTCATGCTTTAGAAGCAGGTACAATACCTATTTATTGGGCTTCAGAATATCCTGAGACAAATATTATAAATAAAAATAAATATATATTTTGCGATCCAAACAATATTGAAAAATTAGAAAAAACTATAGATGATGCTGTTAAAAATGAAGATATAAGACAAACTTATCTCAAAGGAGATCTTTTTACAAAAGATGCTGGAATTCACATTAAAAAGTTTTATGATGATTTAAAAAATAATATTAAACATCAATTAGACGAAAAGAATATATCATATGTGTTAAGAAACTAACGAGATAATTTCTTAAGATCTTTAGAAGATTTCTTTAAAAATTTGTTGATATCTTTTGAAGATTTCATTAATTTTTTAGGGCTTTTGCTAAGACTGGAAACGGGATTGTAAATATCACTTTTGATATCTTTTTCAACATTTTCAATATTTTCTATTACATAACTGAAAGAATTTGTTAATACTGGAATTATAATCATAGTAAGGATAGTAACAAAGAATAATACTAATTCAATGAATGTACCCATCATAATAATTTCACGACTTATATCTTCAGAACATTTGCATTTTTCATTAATTAAATATCTTACATATGTGAATGTAGTATATATATAATAGATAAATATCATATAAAATACAAGAATTAATAATGAATATACCATAGCTATTACAGATCCCATCATTTTACCTACAACTTCAATAGATACAAAAGCAGTAAATAGTAAAAATACTAATGATATAATACTATAGGTCTTAATGAAAACTCTATCGGGATTATTAGAACAATCGCATCCTATTTCTTCTAATTTGTTAGTATATAAATAAATTATAGTAATTAAAACAAATATTAATAAATTAATAATTAAACTGCCAATATATCTCATATTGATTTCCGACATTATCTGTTTATCTATCTATAAGAAATATAATAATTTATTATTTTTTATCTATTATATTATATATTAAAAATTTGGAAGAATTCTCTAAAATTGACAAATCTATATTTTTAATTTTATCAATAATATTATTATTTTTATAATGTGATATAATTATAATTATATCTTCTAATAATATATCTATTACATGGCGATATTTTTTTGTTGAAAAATAAATATAATCTATTAAATAATTGTAAATATTATTTAATAGAGTATCTATTTTATTTTTGTCAATAATTAATAATATTAATAAATTAATTATAGAATTATTTGTTTTTTTCCATTTAACATAATCGCAATATAAATTATAAATTACATCATCTTCATTACCAATCATAAGATCATTTTCTAAAATATATGAATGCGGTATCCAATCCTTGTTTTCATTAAAATTATTCCAATAAATATCTATATTTTTACTAACAATGTCTTTGTTTAAAAAATTAAAAATATTTAAATAAATGTCTATATTTTTACTATCATTTTTAATAATAAAATTATATAATATTGTGAAAAATTCATCATCATCATTATTTTGTTTTATAAGATTTTTTATTTTAAAATATATATCGTCTTTTTTAATATCTGTTAATTTATTTAAAAAACTTATAAATTCTCTTTTATTTTTAGATTTATCACTAAAATCTGTTATTACAATATGAATTTTATTTTTAGAAATTATTTCTTTATCATATTTTTTCTTTTTATCCCATATTAATTTTGAATTATAAATAGTATTAAAACACGGTAGTATATGTAATTCTTTTGCTTTATTTAAATATACATTAGGAATACTATTTGATTTTATATTTTTCAATTTATTTAAAAATATTGTATTAGGTATAATAATATTAGCGCTCATAATGTATAATAAGATATATCACAATATCTTATATACTAAAAAAATGATATAAAATATATATATTATATATATAATATTCATATCAACGTAAATGAATAATCATATTAAATTATTAAATCAGCTATGTGATATTTACGAAGATAGATTAATTTATCGCACAATTATAGTGACTGATAATATTAATGATAGTATTAATTTATATAATATATTAGAAAACGCAGACTATTCTGTTCTTATTGTTAATAAATTAGACAATAATATTAATTATAACGAAGTTGATAAAAGAATTGTATTAATTACCAGAAATAAATTTAAAAATTTTATTAAATATTTAAATAATACATTTGGTATTGCTAATTCTTATAATCTTGTATTATTTTCATATAATATTGATACTAAATATACATATAAATTAAATAATTATTATAAAGATTTAACAAAAAATATAACAAATATATACTAGTTATATCACTAACACCAATAAATGTTCTGTGTTATATATTTTTTATTGATAATTTCAATATATTCGTACCATTCTTTAATAATTTTTCTATAAAAATCATATTGTTTATATTCTATTGAAGATTCATATATAGAACAATCTATATAATTTTTATTTTTAGATAAATTTTTTTCATAAAAATATTGATAAACTTCTAATACATTGCGTTTATATTTATTCATAAATGATTTTAAATTAACACTACCATTAATTATTTTATCAACAGATGATATATTTTCAGTTTTGACAATATTTTTTATATATCTTATTACATCAAAAATAGTAAATAGGGTTTTTTCATTATATATTGTTGGTGTAAATATTTTCTTAAGTTCTTCATCTGTAATATTCTTATAATCTTTGATATGTTTGTTATCTTTTATAAGAAAATCAAAAAAATATATTGAATAATATATATATTTATGATTATAATTTATAAAATCCATATATACTTAAATATAATAAAACCTCTATATATTATAGAGTAATGAAAAAAGGCAGTTACGGTAAATCTAAAAGTTTTTCTCGTTCAAAAACAAAATCAAGTGATATGATGATGTATATTTTATTGGGTGTACTAATATTATCATCGTTAGCATTTGTATTTATGTCACAACGTTATAATATGTCTTTTGAACCATTTACAAATGCTAAAACAAAAAGAATAGAATATTATTATAAAGACGGGTGTCCTCATTGTGACAATTTCAAACCAACATGGGATAAAGTATCTACAAATACCGAATTATTAGAATATGTAGATTTTATTTCATATGATATAAAAAATGATGGAGGAAAAAGTGCTAAATATGGTATTAATTCTATTCCTGAAGTAATTGTTGTAGAAATGAGTTCAGGAGATAAAAAGGCTGTATTTGAATCAAATACACGATCAGAAGAAGATTTAATAGCTTTTGTAAAAGCAAATAAATAAATAAATTATTTTTTAGATATATAAGATAAATAATATATATATTTAGTAAATGGGAGCAGGGTTATTACAATTAGTTTTATCAAGCCAGCAAGACCAATATATTACACAAAATCCTCAAATTAGTTTTTTTAAATATAGTTATAAAAAACATACGCGTTTTTCTAACGAGAGTATATCATTAACATTTGAAGGAGAGCATCTTCTAAATAAAGGTGGAACTACAACACATAAATGTAGAATAGGCAGATATGGTGATCTTTTAAGTAATTTATATTTTTGTTTTAAATTACCAGCAATATATTCTACAAATGAGTATAAATTTAGATGGGTAGAAAATATTGGTAATGTAATTATAAAAAAAGCTGATATTATAATGAATTCAGTCACTATAGATTCTTTAACAGGAGAATGGATGACAATATGGAATGAATTATCATTAAAAGACGATAATTCAACATACAATAAAATTATAGGTAATACACCTGATTTAATAAATCCATCTTTACCACAGCCTCGTATTAGTGTAACAAATAATCGTTTTAATTATATTTATTATCCTGTTGCTGATATTACAAAAAACGATAGCCCTTCTATACCAGAAAAATTAATATATACTCCACTTAATTTTTGGTTTACAAGAAATCCTTCTTTAGCTTTACCGTTGCTTAAATTACAATTTTCTGAAATTGAAATAGTAATTGAATTAGTAGATACTGAATCATTATACCAAGTTTATTCTTCTATATTAGAAATGTATGTTAGCCCAGTATATTATAGCTCTATTCATAATGATAATACAATGGCTTTAGCAAATTTTTGTAAATCAACATATGGAGATTCTGTGCAAATGTCGTTGAATATTGAGGCAAATTATATATTTTTAGATACAACAGAAAGGAATGCTATATTAATGTTATCAGAAATAGATTATGTAGCTGAAAAAATATATAGAGATTATACTGATTGTAAACAAGCAAATAATACGATAACATTAACTAACAATCTTCAAACAAAAGAGATAGTATGGGTTATAAAAAGAGATGATTATCATAAATTCAATTATCATAATAATTATACTGCTGATTATATATATAATGAAAATGCTAAAATATTAAAAAGTGCTTCAATGCGGTGGGCTGATACTATTGAACGCATTGAAGAAAAAAGTGAGGAATTTTATGGTTATGTTCAACCTTATCAACATCATTCAAAAATACCAAGAGCGGGTATTTATTGTTATTCTTTTGCACTTTTTCCAGAAAAAATACAACCTACTGGATCGTATAATGCGTCTGCTGTAAAAACATCATTAAATGTTAATATAAATAGAAATTATAATAATGATTTTTTAAATAATAAATTAAGATTAAATAATGTTCCTCTTTTATCTAATACAATTGATTATATAATTATTGTATATTCAATTACTATTAACATATTTCATATAGAAAATGGTATAGGTTATATGATAAATGCGATATAATTTATAATATTTTTATTATATAAATTATAAATAGAATATATGATGGATTTAATGATATTAATAGTCGTATTATTAGGAGCCTTTTTATTATATTATTTAATAGAAACAATTAGATCATTACATCAAGAAATAAAAGAAATAAAAACAAAATGTGTAAATACAGATTCTAAAGACAATAAAGATATTGAATTTAAAACAAGCACTGTAGATCCCATGGTTGGTATGAATAAATCATTAATAAACAATATGAATTATTTAAAAAACTATTTTGATATAAATAAATAAACATTATATAATATACTATTTGTTTATATGCCGCGAAAAGCTAAAAATCCAATAGAAAAAACAGAGAAGAAATCTAAAAAAAATTTAATGAATACTATGGTAAAAGATATATCAATGGAAAATGATGATATAATTTTACAATTACCATTAACAGATAATGATATTAATAAGATAAATAATGAAGATATAAATATATGTTCTAAAAACAGTGATAATATATCTGATAATATTGAACCAGATTTAGAACCCACAGCATATGACCCTATGTGTTATTTTATAAATGATAATTTAGAAGTTGAAGAAGATAATTTATGTAATATAGATTCTGAAGAACAACTTGAATTAAACCAATACAGTGTTAATATTAATTCAACTAATAATTGTTATTGGTGTTGCCATAGTATTAAAGACCATATATTTGGTATGCCTACAAAATATAATAGTATAAATGATACATATATGACATTTGGATCATTTTGTAGTCTTCAATGTGCCAATGCTTATAATTTTTCAGTACATTCGGGAACAGATAAGGTATGGGAAATTAATAGTTTTATACAGATGTTAGGAAAAAACTATGGTTATAAAGAACATATTAGACCCGCACCTTCCAGATATTTATTAAAATTATTTAATGGTAATATGAGTATAGAAGAATTTAGAAATTGTCATATTAAATATGATAAAGCATATTTACTTAATATACAACCTATGATTTCTTTATCAACAAGTCATGAAATTGTTAATACATCATATCTTAAAAACGTAATTGAAAATATTAATTATACCAAACAAAAACAGACAAATAATATACCTGTAAAAAAGAAGGTATCTAAAAATACAATAGATACAAAATTAAATTTAATTATTACTTAATAAATTTAAAAAATGATATAAAGATTACAATTAAATAATTAATTGTGTACTTCATAATGGAAACAAATAAGATTTATTTTACTCCTTATAGAATATCTACCATTACATGTAATGCTGATATTGGAAATGATATAAATCTTAATTTAAATATATTGTTTAACCATTTAGATGTAACTGAAGATACTAAAATTATATGGGCTCAATTTTTAAAAGATGATAATGATATGTCAAAAGGATTATATCCTAAAAAAAAGAGAAAATCTAAGAAAGATTCTACGAAGAAAAATAGATTTGATAATCAAGTAACAATTATATATAAATTTAATGACGTATATATGCCTAATATTAAAATTTTTAAGAATGGTAATATTCAATTAACAGGTATTAAAGATACTAAAGATACTGTTACTATTGTAAATGAAATTATTGATAATATAAAAAAAATCTATAATATAGATAGTTCTATTATAAAAGATGATGAAAATGATGTAAAAAGAGATAAAGATTATATTATTAATAGTTTAAAATATCAAAATTTTAAAATTAGAATGATTAATAGTGATTTTAAGATTTATTCTAATGAAGAATTAACAGAAAAATTTGAATTAAAAAGAAAAGACGTTCATAGGATTTTAATTTCAGATAAATATAATAATAAAAGTAGTTTTCAACCAGGTATTTATCAAGGTGTAAAGCTTCAATATTTTTGGAATAAATTTTCAGATAAAAAAGATGGAATATGTAGATGCCCAGTACATTGTTATGGTAAAAATAATGGACAGAGTATTGGAGGATGTAAAAAGGTAACAGGTGCTTTATTTGAGAGCGGGAGTGTTTTAATTACTGGTGGTATTAGTTTGGAACAAGTAGACGAGACATATAATTATATTTGTAATGTATTAAATGAAAATATATCAGAAATTAGAAGAACTAAATTTAATTTAAAATTTTAATTTGCTTATATAAAAAAGAATTTTATTTTTATTTATTAAATGGGAAAAAACATTTATTTTAAAGATCATCCTGATTTTACTCCTAATATGACTCCTATTGAAATGTTTAGTATTGGTATAATGGGTGGTTCATATTTTAGAGAAATACATTCTCCAATATCAGGTAAAATTTTTAAGAATCGTTTTAAAAAATATGCTTTTCTTAAAAATATTCCTAAAGAAAAATATAAAGGTGTTGAATATAATAAAGAAATTAATAAATATAAGGTTAAAGTTGGTACATCTTATAAATTTTGGTGCGAACATGGGTGGATAAAAGAGGATATTGATCCTTATGGATGGATAGAATGGTATATTAATTTTTATTATGGAAGAAGAACAGATGACGATTTAAGACAAATTAGAAGATGGAAAAATATTGCAGGAGAAAGAGGTAGATTTAAATTACAATTACAAAGAATGATAAATGAAAATAGAAAAGGGTTAGCTATTAAAGATATAAGTCCTAAATTAAGACAGATATTATTACACTGGGGCTATGATAGTAGCAGGATGCGTAAAATTGTATAGACATCTTTTATATTTATTTTCCTCTATGATAATATCTTGCATTTTTGATAAATTATTTTTGCTATTTAATGAAAGATCGTCTTTGGTTATGTTTTCTAAAATTGTATTTTTTATACACATTCTATATGATATCATAATCATCTCTTTTTTATGTAATTCATATATACAATTTTTACAACAATCCATATAATCTAATGTTGTGTTATGTTCGTTTTCTAATGTTAAAATATCACAATATACTGGTATATTCATTATTTTTCTTTTATTTTTCTTACATATTTGACATCTTTTCATTAAAAAAATAGATTTAAAATATTCTATTATATTGTTCATATTTCATATGTATATTATATATATACGTTATATGTATATATAAAAAATGAATGTTTTTATAAAAATTTAACTAACAAAATGCTTTCAGCTTCTAATACTTTATCATTTGATATGATTACTAAAAAAACTATTTATAATCGTAAAAATAATGAAAATAATGAAATTGATATATTTATAAATAAATATTTAAAAAAAAATATAGATCAAGGAGATATTCTAAAAAAATGGGAATTTGTAAGAGAATATATTAGAAAAATGAAAATTGATGATATTGATATTATTATTAATAAATATAGTAATGATGAAATTGTGAATGAACTTATTGAATACTACTATGAGATATTTGAAAATATAGAATTTGTATTTGAAGATCATATTAATATGATTGAAAATGTTTCTAATAATACTATTAAAAGAAATCTAGTATCTTTAATATTATTTAATAGTATTACATATTCTGCTTTCTTGTATTAAGGAAATAAAAATTGATAATATATTAAACTTTTCTTAAAATTTAAAAAAATAAAATTATGTACTCTTTTGAATCTATCTAGAACCTAAGCTGCTATTGCCATATCTTTTACTATTACGATCATCATAAGGTAATATATTTTTAGAAAAAAACTGAGATGAATAATTTTCAGCATTTGGTATAATTTTAGTATCATTTATAGCTTCTTCTCCGGAATAAAGACCTTTATTGTTTTGAGAAGGTATTTTAATAATCTCGCTATTATCAATATATGCAAAATCAAGCATTCTTAATATATATAGATATAAAGTTTTTATTATAAAATGTGTATATAGAAAATGAATAAAAGAACGAATGAAATAGAAAATGAAACTATTAAAAAACAAAAGACTAATGATGATAAAGATTTTGTAAAAGACGGACTCTCTACAGAAGATATTAAAAAAACTGTTAAGGCTATTCGTTTTACTATTGAATATTCAAAGGTCAAAGATAATGCCCTTATAGATAAATTAAAGAAAGAATATGAATTCTTTTCTACTAGATATCCTATGCTTTTTGATATGGCTGTAAGATTTGATAATTTTGATTATGATAGTTTTGATTATATGATTAAAATGCGTGAAAAAATAATAAACAATAATTTATCAGTAAAAGAAGCATCAGAAAAAGTAGGTAAAGAATGGTTTGATAAATATAAACCAAATAAAAAATAATTTAAAAATTTTATTTTTCTTATTATAAAAAAAAATTGATATAAGATTATATAATAATATATATTATACAATTAGTATTAATTCGTCTTAAACTTAATTATTATAATGACATCTATTACTGAAACTCATTTTCCAAAAAATCTTTATGAAATTATTCAAGAAGTTTATGAAATCTATAAAAAAAACGAGACTAATATGATTGAGAATAATACTTATTTTAATATCCTTCTTCAGGTTATCAAAAAATATCATCTGTGGCCATCTATGCAAATTAAAAAATTTAAAGGAAAACCAAATCTAGTGCTTCTTCATAATTCATATAAAAATATTAATGGAAATCTTCATAAAGAACTATATGAACAGTGTCGTAGTGTTGTTCTAGATTTCAATCTATCTTATAATAACAATATTGTTGTGACATATGCTAATTCAATTCCAGAAAGAGTTAATTTTGAAGAATACTCTGTTATTGCTGAAGATGGAGACAAATATTATGAAGCATATGATGGAACAATGATTACAGTTTATAATTATGAAAATGAGTGGCAATTTGGTACATCAAGTTGTCCAGATGCAAATAGTTCACGTTTCTCTCATCCTACAAAAAAACACGGTAATATGCTAGATGAAATTCTATTTGAATATTATCGTAATATGTTTTCTGAAGAAGATATTGCATCAATGCACCCAGATGAAATTTCTATTAAAATTAGAAAAATGTTTACAGATAATTTAGATCCTAATATGGCTTACGAATTTATTATCATTCATCATGAAAATAAACATATTGTTGATTATACTTCTACATTTGGTTATAATTATAAAATTTTGTATATTGCTAATGTAAAAGAACGTACTTCTTTAAAAGAATATGATATCAATACGTGTCTTAACCCCGCTCTAGTTGAATTAGGTGTAAAATATCCTGTTCAATTTGAGAATAAGACAGAAGCATATAATTTTATGGTATCTATTCCTACATGCTATGGAATTATTGCAAAAAAATATAAAGAAAATGGTGTAAAACTTTATAAGATATCTACTGAAAAAGTGCATTTTAGGGAAGAGACAGATCCCTGTAATCCCAATATTTGGATCAATATGCTAATAGTATATATGAAGAATAATGCTGATTATCATATTAATGATTATATTTCGCATTACGCTAGTAATATGGAATATCCTTTAGATAATATTGGGCGTCCTCTCAATCCTACTTATCTAATTCATACTGCCATTAGTACAATTAAAGATAATCTGTTTAATCTATATATTTCTACTACATCTTATTATAGTAATTATAAAAGATTTAAAATGAATAAAGAGCTTGATAAGCAATTTTCGCCTATTATTCAGTATCATCTTGCTCAACTTCGTAATCAGCAAGTAACAATTTATACAGACAAACTTATTACACCATCTAATGTATATTATTATCTATGTCAGTGTAATAGTGTAAAGAATATTAAGACTCTTATCCAATATTTCGCAACATATAATGTTAATGACATGCCTTATATTAATACCATGTCGCCTCGTACAATTATGTGTTTTACTATTCTTAACAGCCTTCTTTCATAATATGATTAGTATTATTATACAAAAAAACAAAAATAATATTTTTTTACTTTTTAGAAATATATTTAATCCAATTTCTAAAAAATATTTTTCTCGTTTTCTTAACAGCTTCTGGATGAAATTGAATACCTATTATTTTTTTCTTTTTATCATATGACATCCATATTTGATTTTCTTTTTTTATTACTATATCCCAATTATTAGGAATTTTTGATATATAATCATAGTGAATAAATTTATACATTTTTTTTGTTATTTTAAATGGTTTTTTTATAATATTACTTGTAATATGTGTAGATAGTTTATTAAGAGATCCTAAACATTTTTTACCACATGTATTTTTAATAATCCATTGATATCCATAACATATACCTAATATAGGTATATTTAATTTTAATATTTTTTTAGGTATATCGGCGTTTTTTTTATGTAAAATTCTATATTTTGAACCAGATAAAATTATACCATCTATTTTATGTGATTTAATATATTTTATAATATTTTTTTTAGACCAATGTATATAATGTAATTTGACATTTTTATCAAATGATCTGTCAAAACGATATTTATAGACTTTATTATTACCAATTGACATCATAATAATAAGAATATTCATTATTATCTATACTATATAATGTTTATTTTTTCTTTTTTACTACTTTTTTAACAGGAGCTTTTTTAGCTGTACCTCCATTAATAGAGTTTTTAAAGTCAATAAATGTTTTATAATCATTCTTATAATATTTTTCTGTTTTATTAATTATATTAATATTATCTGTATAAACCCTTAAAAATTCTTCTATAATATTTATTCTATCATATATATTATTTATTCTATCATATAGATTTTTTGCTATACTAGTAGAAGGAATATTAGGGGGTATTTTAGGATCGCTCATATCTTTCTATATTATAATAATATATTATATTTATTCATAAATATTAATATTAATTTAAAAAAAATATAAATCCACAGCAAATTATAATTTTATTAGTCTGTTTTATTTAGCTTTTTGAGCATTCCATTCTTCGGCTATAATTTTAAATTTTTCTTTTCCATTCATTTCAGGATGGTCTCTCTTTAGTTCAGCCATTCTATCTTTCATAAAGATATTATAAGGAGATAATGGTTTAGTTGATTTAATAATACCATCTTCTGATACTTTAGTCTTTCTAGATTTTTTTACTTTATAAGTTTCCATATAAACATCTTTAACAATAGCATTTAATTCTTTAATAGTATAATCATTTTTAGAGACATCCACCGTCTTTGTAAATAGTTCAATAAAATTTGTTGTTTTAGACATACTTTTTTGATAATATGATGATTATATCTGTAATATATATAATCAATTTTTATTTTTTATGCATAAATTTTGCAATTTATATAACATTATAAATAAAAAAAATGATATAAATTAATTACATTATATAGATATAATGTTTCGTAATTATTCATTTGATCCTAAAAATCCTTCAAATAGCCATACTTTTGAAATTCATGATATTGATCTTTCTATTATAAATGGTATTAGAAGAACGATTTTAACTGATATTCCTATACCAGGTATTATTGGAGAAACAGTAGATAATATTGATCCTACTGTTGATATTATTGTTAATACATGCCCTCTACATAATGAAATTATTACACATCGTATAGGACTTATTCCTATTTGTCTTACAGAAGATGAAATTGAATCATATGAAGATGGTTCTATTGAACTTGAATTAAATGTTATTAATGAAGGTAATAAAATTGAAGCAATTACTACAAAAAATATTAAAGGAAAAAGAAAAGGTGTTGATATTACTGAAAAAGAACTAAAAGAATTATTTCCTCCTAATCCTGTTAGCAAAGATAATATTCTTATTACAAGACTCAGAACAGGAGAACAGCTTCATTTTAAGGCACAATTAGTAAAAAAGTCTGGTCGTTTCAATTCTTCATTTAATCCTGTTTCTTTGTGTAATTTCCATTATATTCAAAATCCAGATGAAGCAGTTAAAAAAGAAGGCATTCTAGATAAAGAGAGAGCTTATTATAAAAATCAATATGGTGATCCAACGGCATTTTTAATGGATATTGAACATATTAATATAAATGTCGCTCCTAAATATCTCATTAATAAATCTTTAGAAATTATTATTGAAAAATTAAATATTCTTCGTAATAATCTTATTAAAGATGATATTATTAAAGTAAAACAATTTCAAGAGATTGAAAATACTTATGAATTCTTTATTGACGATGAAGATGATACTCTTGGTAATATTATTCAATCAGTTTTACACTCAACATACATACGTGATAAGAAGAAATTTAATGAGATTACATGTTCTTATATTGGTTATATTTGTCCACATCCCCTTAAATCTCTTTTAGTTATTAGAATTACTTTAGAAGATATAACAAATAAATCAACATTTATTAATTTCCTTGAATTAAATTGTAAAACAATTATAGATAAATTAACATCTATTAAATCTAGTTGGAATAAATTTGTAATTGAAAATAAGGTAATTTAAATTTATTAACAATTAATAAAGTATGACTGAAAAAATAGAAATAGATGGAGAATATTTTGATATTGAAGATGAAGAATTAAATAATATTGAATATTTAGAAATCTTATCAATAGATGAAATTATAAAAGATAACCCATCATTCATGGCTTTTTCAAAAGATGAAATACAAAGCGAATTATATAAAATGTTTAAAAATAAAAATAAATCAGATAATTTTACTAATCTTTTTTATGATGTATTAAAAAATAATAGAGAAAAAGAAGGCAAATTAGATGATTATACTAATTATATTTTTATTGCAGATGCTGATAAAAAAGATTATAGTCTTTTAAGTGAAGAAGAAGAGGCAAAAAATTTCAACGATTTAGATAATTTAAATACTATAAGATATAATATTTCTAAAAATAACTATTTTTTTGCTATAGAATATGATGAGAAATCATCTTATAATAAATTTAAACCTACTAGTAAAACAATTTTAGAATTAAATGATAAAATGTATTATCCAGTTTTTCCAATAGACGATGTTAATGTTCCAATTATTGCTGCTTATTATAAAGTTCCAACAGCTACTATAACAGATTATATGTATGTTAAAGTTTTATCGCATCTTTTTAATAATAAGAATATTAATAAAAAATCATCATCTAGATTTACAAATATTAATAAATTAATAAAAAATACTAGACCATCTATACAAACAATTATAAATGATATTCCCGATTCATTTGATTTAGATTATAACAATTTAAATAATTTTTTAAATCGTTATGGATATTCTATGGATTTTATAAATAAAAAAGATTTTGACATATTATATGATTACATGAATAAGCTAATTAAAAATGAAAAAGAAAGAAAAAATGTTTATAAACCAATCAAAAACAAGAAGATTGATATTATCAACAATAAGCTAACTTTTTTTGATAAACTTTCTAAAACTTTTAATTTATTAAATTTAACAGATAAAACAAGAGATTTATTAGTAAGTCTTAAAATAGCATTAGATGATAAACGTATAAATAGCAATCTTTTACAAAAACCTAAATTATTATATGATAATATTGATGATATTGTTACAAATATTAGCAATGATACTATAAGTATTGAACAAATAATAGAAAATATTAAAGCAGTTAAAGATTTTGAAAATATTGATAAAAATATTAATACAATAGCAATATATTTAGAAATTAAAGATAATTTAAAAGAAATACTAGAAGATTTTGAAAATATTAAAGCAGATTTTGAATATTCAAAACATAATATTAAAAACTATGATGATAATATTAATGAAAAGCTTTTTGTAAATATTTATAATGAAATGAAAGAAATTATACTTGGAAATAATGAAGAAGATTATGAAGGATTACCAATTACATTAAGAAATATGGAAATAGATACTTTTGAAGAATTAGAATTTGATAATGAATATGTAGACGAAGGAGAAAATACTATTGATATAAGTGATAATACATTAATTAATAAATATTTAGAGAAATATTGGCTAACACTTGCTTATAAAAATGATGTAGGATTTATAGAAATACTTAAAATAGTATTACCAATATTTTATAGAATAAGTAAAATAGCAGGTATAGAAATAGATTATGAATTATTATCAAGTGAATTATATATATATTTTAGAGGAGCAAGCACAAAATACAATATTATAAATAGTATATTTATAGAAAAACAAATAAATATAGATTATGAAACAATAAATAATATTGCTAAAATAAAACCTGTTAATATACATTTGATAGATTTAAATATGGGTTCTGAAATAAATAATCTTATAAAGAATGCTAATAAAGAATATAGTGACATTATAAATGATGTATTAAATAGCAGTATAGCATGGTGGATTATGGATATACAATCTAAAATTGTTAATGATGGATTAGATATTGATAATAATAAACTCAATCCTGTTTATATTGAAAAATGGTTTTTATATGGAGAACCTTTATATAAAGAAAAGACAGTTAATGGTGTGGCACCATATTTAGTAAATATAATGAAAGATTATATAGAAGATAAAAATGATTATAATAATGTAATTATATATAATGATATTATAGAATTAATTAATGATAGATATAGTGATTTATTAGATAATCTTAAAAAGAAATATACAGATAAAATATCTAAAAAGAAGATTGAATATGGTATAATAGCACAAGAAAAATTAATAGAAAATTACAAAAATAAGAAATTTGATAAGATTTCTTTTGATTATATTGATGCACTTTTATATTCGCCCGGTGTTAATTATAAAAAAATACATAAATATTTATTAGGATGTTGTTTACAAAAACTTACAAAAGATTTTAAACCTGATAGCGATTTTGTCAATAATTCTAGAAATGATTTAATACAATTTAAAAAACAATTTGCTAAACGTAAAGAGACAAATAAAGATAGATTAATTCGTTATATACCTATTATAATTGATACTAAAAAAACATATGATATTGAAGAAGATAAAGAAGATAATTATATTAAATATATAAAAAAAATAGATAGTATAACTAAAATAGAATCTCAAGATGTGATAAAATGGCTTGATAATATGAAGACTAAAAATGCATTATTACCTGATGATATTATAGATTCTTTTAAAAATAATACAAGAAGTGCTCTTGACTATATTAAAAAATATATAGAAATTTTAGAAAAAACTGCTAAAAAATCAGGAGATTTATTAACATTATTTGTACCATCAAAGATATATTATAAAACTCTTTTATTAAATATTATAAAAGTATTAAATAATAAGACAGATGATGAAAATACTGATCTATTACTAAAAAAAGCGATTGAATCTATAAGAGAAATTTTAGTAGATTTAAATATTTTAAATAAAGTAAAAACAGAAGATAATAGAGTTGATATTGATCGAATAAATGCATATGTTGTAGCAAGAGCATTATGTTTACCATGTAATCCAGAAAATACTACAGGAAATATTTTAATACCAATTATAGAAGTTAAAACAAATTTCATAGAGGAAAATGCTGGTAAATTATATAGTAAGGTTTTAAATAGTATAAAAAACTCTAAATTTTTATCTTTTGAAGAAAATACAGCTTTTATTAATACTATGAGAGAGAGAAACAAACAAGTTAAATTATCAATATTAAATAATAAATCTGTTGAAGAAAATAATTTAATTTCAGCATTAAAAAAAGCTGGTATTAAAAATAATTTAATGAGTGTTGAAAAGGTAGTTGAATTACAAAAACAACAATATGACAATGAAGATATTGAAGAAATTATGGATGATGAAATAGGTAATGATAATGAAGCAGATATTCATTTTAGAGAATTAGAAGAAGAAGAATTGAAACAACAAGATGAAATATATGAAGGAGATGAAGTAGAAGAAGGTGAAAATGAGTATGCTATGGGACAAGATGAAGATAATGATGATGATATTTTAGATAGAGATGATATGGGTTTTATATATGCTGATTAAATATATGTATTCATTATAATAGAATAATGATTGATATAACACGTTTTAGTTTAGAAACTATAGCTGTATGGATAGTGGCTTTTTTTATAATAGAATTTCCAATAAGAGAAATATATGTAAATATGGGTGGAAATGGATTTTTTCAAAGATGGTATGGATTTAAAGAATTTAATCCAATAACTGTTATTGTTACAGACGCTTTTTATTTTATAATAGCAATATTAATTTCTTATAGAATACATGAAATTTTTTTTAAAGATATAATTGGATTTGAAAAAAGATTTTTATATTTCTTTTTTATTCTTTTAATAGTTCAAAATATAATCGGTATAATATTCTATTATATATTAGTATCATTACCGCAAAATTATAGAAATAAATGGGTAAAATTTTTTATAGATTACGGGAATAATGCTAAAATAAATGCTTTATTTAGTGATAGTATTTATATTTTAGCATGGACAATAGCAGCTTATTTTGTAAGATTTTTACCATATGATATTCTATTACTTCTATTTTTCTTTTATATATTTGTTATAACAGCTATTTCAAATTAAAAAGAGTACATAATTTTATTTTTATAAATTTTAAGAATAGTTTAATATATTTTGCAAATAAAATAAATTATGTACTCTTTTTAGAATAAACTATATATAAATATGAATAAACCTGAAATAAAATAAGCATATGGTATATTTTTGCACCACATTCTTCCAGTAGAAGAAGCTCTATAATAATTATTATAAGATATTATAAATGATGAAATTAATAATAATATAATACCTATATTATAAGGAAATATAATATGATTATATGCTAATAAACCTATAATAATTATATATAAAGAAACCCAATAATTTATTCCTATTTTATCATTTGATGTCCATTCCCAATAAAGCCCGGGATATGATTCTTTTCTAACAAGAGTATAATTAACATTATTCCAATGATATACACTATATAATATTATAATTATTATATAAATTATTAATAATATTTTTTCTATTGATAATAGTTTCTTTTTTCCAATATATACAATACATAATGCCCATACTATAGGTTGTAATAAATTAGATATCATAGCAAGTTTAGTAGAATAATAGTTAATATCATTTTTATAAGGGTTTATCCAAAATATATAATCAAATATTTGCATAATACAAATAAATAGAATATAAATAGCTAATTCTGGTAAAGTACTATATAATAATGCAGAACCTAAAACACCATAAATAAGAGATCTTAAAGAAGCATTAGAATCATAGCACATTTGATTAATTATTCTAAAAATAGTACATAATTTAAATAATTTGCAAAATATATTAAACTATTTTAAAAATTTATAAAAATAAAATTATGTACTCTTCCTAATAGAGTACAATAAATGTATAAAAAACTAATAAATAATAGTTTATATATAATAATAATATTATTATTAATGATTTTAATAGGGCTAGTATCTTATTATGTTTATTATATGAAAAATATTAATGTTGTTGTAGAAAAACCCAAAGACAATGTTATTGTAATTAAAGAACAACAGCCATCTCTTCCTGAACAACAAAAAATGCCACCAGTATATCCTAATAAATTACCGTCATATAACAATACCGATTATCAGCAAATAGGTATTTTAACATCTGATGAAACAGATAAAGACCCTTTAGTATTACCTTTATTTAGTAGAAAAATAGGTAATCGCAGTGATCGTTTTAATTACTATACTGCTACTGATAAAAATAATATGATGAGACTACCTATAACAAAAGATAATAATAATTGCGAGGATGATATTGGATGCAGAGAAGTATATAATGGTGATAAAATTAATGTAGAAATTTATAAAGGACGTACATTTACTGCTACTATTTATAAAGTAGATGCTCCAAGATATTTTGCCGATAGGTATTAGATATAAAGGTAAAAACAGAGGATAATAGATATTTACCTAAAAATATATGAACTTTTCTAAATTTTATTCTTAGTTGCTAATAATATATTTAATATACTTTTTATCCTTTAGAACTAAATATCTAATATTATTACTAATATATAAATAATCTAGTTTTTCATTATTATATATATTTATTCTATATAATCTACCAGATAGTATATCATTTTCATATGATTTTATAAAATACTGATATAATATATTATTAACTATAAAATATATGGCTTTATTATTATCTGATTTTTTTATGATAATATTCTTATCATAATTAATTATTTTTTTAAATATTTTACAACAATCATATATAATACTTTTGCCAATATTTGTATCATCTTCAAAAAAATCAATAGAATTTTTTAAAGTTATATGGTTTTCTTCAGAAATATATGATGAACTAATATAATCTATAGATAATAAAATTTTATTAGAAAAACTCTTATGAGTAAAATAATTTTTCCACATCAGATTTTTTGTTATATAATATAAATATGATATAATATTCATTTTTTATATAATATTTATATTATTAGTTTCTATGTTAGAATGTTAGAATGTTAGAATAATCATAGTTGAAAAAAATACCATTATAAAAGATAGAATGATATCAATCATTTATTAACTTATATTAGTAATTATTTTTTATATAAAAATAATGCAATATTTATTAGAAAGAAAATAGTATTTATATAAAGAGTAATATCCTTATAGCCTTTTAGTTTATTTGTAGAGATAACTTGGTCTTCTTCATATTCCATAGGAATATATAAATCTCTAATAATTTGCTGATTATAACAATAAGATGATGTAATAATATCAGATATAGAGGTAGTATGAACTATTAAACCAGTAATATTATATTTTCTATTATGGTTATTGTTAAAAATAATTGAATCTAATAACGTTCTATAAAAACCACTAAGATGTTTTTGACTAACAATACTATTTGTATATGCCTTACATTGTACTAAAATTATATCACCATTATTAAGTTTACAAATAATATCTATACCAGTATCTAAAAGAACATTATAATTTCTGTTATGCATCTTATAACGTTGTTTTATTGTATAATTGTCATCATTTACTATTATATTAGCTTCAACTAATAAATTATAAGGAACATGTTTCCACAAATAAGCATCTTTAATATCATAATATCTATATAGTTTTTCTAAAACAAATTTTTCATATTCTAGACCTTTGCAAAATTTATAATCAATCATTTTAATAGTTTCTAATAAAGTCATTATGAATATGATAATATTATTTATATAATATCAATTTTTATTTAATATTTGTTACATCTTCCTGTATTTTTATTACAAATTTTATTTATAGAAGCACAGTCTTTTTTACAAGTTTTATTATTATTTAATGAAACTTTTTTTATTTTATTGCATCTACCAGTAGTTTTATTGCAAATTTTATTTATTTTTTTACAATCTGTTTTACATTCTTTACCAGAAACTAAAGAAGATCTTGATGAAGATTTTAATGAAGATCTTGACGAAGATTTAATATTCATTAATTTTTTATAATTATCTAATTGTATATATTTACCATTATGTCTTACATATTCTTTTTTTTCAAAAACAGGAGATGAACGACCATTATTAGAAACTTTTTTAAATTCTTTTACATAAATAATTCTTTCAACATTACCAAGTTTTTCTTTACGAAGTTGTTTATATGTCTTTGCATTTTTTATATCTTTATTTCTTTGTATTTGTGCATTAAATAAATAATCCATTTTTCTATTCTAATTTATATAAATATTTTTTCTTTTATAATGAAAATAATATAATTTATAAAAAAATAATATTTTTATGATTTTTGGTTACCATTTATAGTTATATTAGATGTTATGTTGTATATATTGGAGCTAATATTGTCCAAATTAGAAGTTATATGATAAATATTAGAGGTTGTGTTGTATAAATTACTTGTAATATTATCTATATATAAATTACTTGTAATATTATCTATATATAAATTACTTGTAATATTATCTATATATAAATTACTTGTAATAGAATTATATATAATATTAGAGGTTATTGGAATAATAGAGTTATTTTTTCTATTACTAAATATTATTTTAGAATATGCTTCATCATTATCAAATTCTAATAATGAATTTCTATTTATTCAATCACCACCACCGCCTCTACCATTATCATCATCTCTGCGACGCCTTTCATCGCGATTATTATAATTTTGTCTTAAATCATTTATTATATATGGATAATCACCATAATCGTATCCATAATGACCATGTCTACCATGACCACCGTGATGACCATGACCTCCATGATGACCATGTCCATAATGATGTCCGTGTCCATAATGATGATCCATTTGATGTATTACTTTTTCTGTATTTAAATTATCACGTAAATGTTCTGTATTACGTTGTTCCAATAGACGTTTAGTATCAAAACCATCTTTAAGTAATGTAGTTTTAACATCATTTCCAACTTCAACAATTTTTTGTTCTATACCCATGCGATTTTTGGCAGCTTCAATTTGAGACGCGGCATAGTTTTCAGCGGCTTGTTTAGCCATAGATAATTCTAATTTACTCATTTCTAATTGAGTTTTAGCAAAATTTTCAGCACCTTGTCTTGCTAAATCAGCACCTACACGATCAGTATTTTTATCTAACATAGATGTTGCTTTTAATAATTCAATTTGAGATGAAGCATAATGATTATCAGCAACACGCCCAAGACTATTTTCAACTTTAGATAAATCATTTTCTAATCTACCGATATCGCGCTGTCCTTGTTGAAAATATGAACCAATTTGTTTATCTAATCCTTGAACTTGTGTAGCAACAAATAATTTATTTTCACCGGAATCACGAAGTGTTTCAACCAAATTCTCTTTGAATCCGGTTGCAAGACTACCTAATATATTATTACCTACAGAATTCATATTAGCATTTGAACGTTCTATAGCTGCACCTATTTGACCAGTTGTTCTTTCTGTTGCTGAAATATTAGCATTAGCTGTTCTTTCCATAGAAACTCCAAGTTGTCCGGCATTACGTTCAATAGCTGATAGATTTGTAGCAGCTGTTCTTTCAATAGTATTATTATTATCACCCGCTGTTCTTTCAATAGTTGTATGTAGTTCACCAGAAATTCTATCAACAGATTGTGTTATATTATTAGTTTTATCAGCTAATGCAACACCGATTGCTGCTCCAACTCTTTCTGTTGCTGAAATTGATCCTGAACCATTTTTTTCAATAGTCGAATTTAATAAAGACGCTCTATCTGTAATATTATTATTAATCATAGAACCATTTTTTTCAGTAGCTATAATTCCAGCATTTCCTTGTCTTTCAATAACATCTCTTAAAGTTGAACCAATTTGATTTAAATTTTGAGTATAAAAATGTCCGTTTTTTTCAACAGTATCGGTGAGTTTACTAGTATCTCTTATAGTACTATTTATAATATTATCAGAAGTAGCTCTTTGAGCATCTAATATTGTTGCTGTTTGTTTTCCATTATCAATAATCCCATAGGCAATAGGGTCTAAACCCATGCTTGTCATAATTCCTCCTATTTTTAGCGGAGATTTTATTTTTATTAATAAATACTTATATATATTTATATATTTTAATATTGAGATATAATTATATATTATTTTCGTTATCATAATTCAATAAATATAATAATTAAACCTTATCATAATGATATAAACAATTAATAATAATAAAATACAAATCTATATAGTATTTTATTAATAAATATAATGTGTGATACTATTATTAACGAACATGTGTCTATTAGGGAAGCAGTTATTTTAACAGGTATGTGTGCTCAAACACTAAGAAAACTAGGAGATCAACAAAAAATAAAATGTTATAAAACACATTCTGGGCAACGTAAATTTGATAAAGCATCTTTAATTGAAATGGTAAAATCAAATAGTACTTTATCAAATATAGTAAACAAAGTAAGTAAAAATAATTGTATAAAAGATGAAAACACAGATAACAATGTTGAAGGTAATCCAAGTATGAATATAAATAAAGAGTTTTTTTATTATGATATATGTAATTATAAAATTGAAAAAAAAATTATAGACGAATTTATATCAAAAAAATCATCAATTACTATTATTAATGATATTGATAAAATTATAGATATATGTTTAGAATCTAAAAATATTAATATATATATATTACCTGCATTATTTAATAATAAAAATGAATATATTATGTTAAAAAGAATTTGTGATAAATACAATAATAATGTAATAATTATATAAAGATTTACGACGTTAATAATAACATCAATGAATTATTATTATCCTCAACAACCTCAATATATTCAACAACCTCAATATATTCAACAACCTCAATATGTATATTATGAATATTTCTATCCTCAGCAATTCCAACAGCCTCTACAAGTTCAAGAGCCTCAGCAATTCCAACAGCCTCTACAAGTTCAAGAGCCTCAGCAATTCCAACAGCCTCAGGAAATTCAAGAGCCTCAGCAATTCCAACAGCCTCTACAAGCCCAAGAGCCTCAGCAATTCCAACAGCCTCTACAAGCCCAAGAGCCTCAGCAATTCCAACAGCCTCTACAAGCCCAAGAGCCTCAGCAATTCCAACAGCCTCTACAAGTCCAAGAGCCTCAGCAATTCCAACAGCCTCAGGAAATTCAAAAACAAATTCCTTCTGTAGTATATCAACAACCACCAGTAATATCACACTTACATTATCAGTCCCGCGAATTAGTATATGAACCCCCTCAAAATATTTTATATGAAATTTCTGATGTATAAAATTAACAATAATAATTATATATAAATAAAAAAATATATATATATTTATAAATAAATATATATATATATAATATAAATGAACCGTTATTCAAATTATAATAAATATAATTATAGATCCTATAAAAAACACCATTATCAATCCCACCATTATCAACCCCACCATTATCAACCCCACCATTATCAACCACACCATTATCAATCCCACCATTATCAGCAACATCATTATCAACCACATCATTATCAACCCCACTATTATCAATTATATCATGATCAACCACATCATTATCAACCACACCATTATTAATTATATCATTATTAACCCCAATACTATAAAAAACAACTTGATAGTTCAGGAAGTCTTTTTAACTCGGGTTGCATTTTAAGATCAGGAAATCTTTTTGATTCATGTAACTTTTCTGGTAATCTATTTGATAGTCTATAATAAATCTCCGATATAAGTATATTTTAAACAATAATGTTTGACTTATCAGCATCTTCTTCATTATAATCTTTAAGTAATTTATCATACATTATTTGTTCAACCTCGCTGTTAATTGTTTTATCTAATCCAGATAAAATATTATCATAGTTTGTTTCAGTAGAAACAATATTTCCATATTTAGTAGGAGTAAATATATCAAACTCCATATTCTTTTTATTTAATATATCTGTACCAGTATACGGATATAATACAATATTATCCTCGCTAATTACGCCAATAATTTTAACAACTATTATATTAACAAAAATACCATTTGTAGTAGCTATTATTTTAATATGTTTTCCTTGTAATTTACCAGCACGATATAATATCATTTCAATATCAAAAATATAATAATTATTATTATCAATATTATATCTATATCGGTTCATTACATCATGGACAATTTGAATTTTTTTAGGATTATTAATATCTCCTGGTAAATCCATTATATCATTATTATTTAATTTATCTTTTACAATATTAAATATCATATCATAATATGTAAGAATTTTATCAATTTCTATCTTATCTTTTTCATTGTCTTCTTTTAATATCTTAGGATCAATCCATTTGCTCCATTTATTACCATCTGTTGCTATAATAAGTTCCTCACAATTATTTTTAAATATTTCTTTTAATTTTAATTCATAATCAGTATTATTAAATTCGTAATAAAAAGCATTTGAAGCCTCTTCTTTTACAGTTATATCATATGGAACACTAGATGATATAGAATGTCTATTCCATGGTAAATCACCGCGATTATTATATAATATTCTTGTATTATATGGAACAATATCTTCAAACTCTTCTTTTTTCTTTTCAGATTCAAATGGTTCTAAAATTGTATTATTATTTATATAATCGTATATATAATTTTTTATCAATACAGCAAATATAATTATAATGATAATAATTGATAATACTTTTATTCCACCAATTAATATTTTTTCCATATCTTTACTATATAATCTATATAATATATTTAAGTGGAGCAATAACAGGCGTTAAACCTCTTTCTACTCTTCTATCAAACTCATTCGGAAAAGCATATGCTATAATTTTACCATCATTTTTTTTACAACATTCAAGATCAGTAGTATCTTCGCAATTATAACACATTGGAGTATTTAATCCTTCGTCATCATATTTCATAAAACCTGTTCTTTTAACACCAATTGGTAATTCACAGAATCCATCTTTTAAACAACCACCTGATAAATAATTTTTACTATAAAAAGGACAATCACTATCAGTATTACATTTTTTATCCCATACACTATAATAATTTTTACCAGTTCCGTCAATATTATACATAGAATCACATTCAAATTTATTATTAACTATATTATTACCATAACAACCATAATTTCTATCATTATATAATTCAGATATAAGCTCAAGGTTAGATGAATTTACGTTCTTATAATCTTTACCCTCAATATATCCTTCGGGCATTTCAAGTCTTGTAATAAAAGTTTCTTGAATATTTGAAATAACAGGTATATTTTTTATAATAACATAATTCATCTCTGGTATAATTGTTTTAACATTACTTATAAATCCTTTCATATTTTTACTTAAAAAATTACCAATATAATCATTCTTTTCTTTTAAAAAAGGATAAAAAGCTTTTAATCTATCTAAATCAACATCATTAAAACCATTTATAAAATACTTCAAATGTTCTATAATAACCATATATTCACTATCAGGTATAACATAAGTTATTAAAACATCAAATTCAGGTAATTCTTTCTTAATTAAATCATCTATTGAAAATTGGACTAAATTTACTTTATTTATATCAATCTTATATGCTTTTATAAATGCTTGAATAAAATAGTAATCACTTGGAAAAACATATCCAACTGTCTTATTTTCTATATCCCATACACATGTATCAGTTACTAAAATTGAACTTGTAATATATAAAAATATACCATTCTTATTATAATTTTCATAGTTATTATTATTAGTATTATTAAGATAAAAATAGTTAACATAAGGATCAATTAATAAAGATAAACTATTGTATTTAGTAGTATTAAGTAATAATTCTTTTTTTGTTTTATAATTATTTAAAACATTATTAAAAGTATTTAAATCAATATTCAAAGACTGTTTAAAATTATACATATTATCAGATACATATAATATATCATCTGTTGCAAAAGTTTCTATATTATTAATATTTAATAAATGTCCAAAAAAACCAATAAATATAATTATTAATATTAATAATATTGATAAAATTAAATACCTGTTTTTTAAATACATTATCTATACACTCATAATAAAATATATATAGATAATAGAAATGTTTTTAAGAAAAATAATAGCTATATTTTTCTTCATAACAATATTATTATTAATATACTTATTAAAACCATCATTAATGTTTAATAAAGAAGGCGGAATAAAAGAATTTGGATATACTGAAGAAAAATCTATTATTACAATATTTATAGCTATACCAATAATAGCTATTTTATGCTATCTTATAGTACTTTCATTTGAAATTGTTTATACATAAAAGAAAAATAATATTAATAATGTATTATATGGAATACAAAGATGATAATACATTATTAAAATCATTGTGTGGTAACTATGATATATATAAAGAAATCTTAGAATGGCTTAAAAATTTCGATATCATTGCGGAACCCAAATTAACAAATAAAAGTTGTATATTTATTGCCGGAATATCATGTATAGGTAAAACATATTCTATTAAGAATATATGTAAACATCTGAATTATCATATTATAAATATAGATTCAAATAATTGTTATAATTCAAAACAATTATTTGATATAATAGATAAAGGCATTACATCATCTTTATTACAAATAATAACAAATTCATCACCAAAAAAAGTAATATTAATAGATAATTTTGATGCTATTTTAACAGGAGATAGAACAGTAAATTCTACATTATTATCTATATTAACGGAGAATAAATACAAGAATACTCCTATAATTTGTATAACAAATTATGAAATACTAAAAAAAATAGGGGATATTAAGAAACTTTGTAAAATATATGAATTAGAAATACCAACTGATAAAGAAATTTCAAAAATTTTGAAAAAAAATAAAATTATAAAATATATTAAAAATAGTAATAAATTATCTAATAATGGTAATATTTTCAAAGTTATTAATAATATAGATAGTGATAATATAGATAAGGTAAATGATATAAAATATCTTTATAATTTGAATTATAATAAAGATGTTGTATATAGAATATTATTAACAGAACAATGGCTCATACCATTGCGATATCATGAAAATATTATAATAGAATTAAATAATCGTATAATTCCAATAAGTAAATTAAATAATTTTTATAAAAATTATATGGATATAATAATATATTATGATATGTTTATGTATAATAATTTATGCGAAAATGCTATAGATATTTTTACAAATCAAATATATAATTTATCAAAACTTAATTATAAAAAAAAAGAATTATCAACAATGGATAATTTTACAAAAATATTAAGTTATTTATCATTACAAAAAAAATATATTAAAAATTCATATAGTACTGATTTTCCTTTATATCAAATAGGCAATTATCATATGAATCTATTAAGTAAAAAATTTATTTATTTTACCAGCATATAAATTTTCTTTTATGTAATTAGATAGTACTTAATAAAATGAGTAAAGAAGTAAAAGAAGCATCTGATAATAATTCTAGTATTTTTGATAATATAGCATCTTCTACTTCATCTGTTTTTGATTCTGTAAATAATAATATAAAAGATGTTTCTAAAGATGTCGGTAAAATAGTAAATCAGTCATCTGAAATAATATCAGATAAAGGAGTTGATGCTACTCAAAGTATAAATGAAAGTGTTACTGTTGTTCAAGATAATATAAATAAATATTTTGGTAATTCAACAACAGTTTTATATGGTATTATAACACTTCTTATTTTAGCTACTATTGTAGGTTTTATGCTATATTACTTTTTATCTGAAAATGTAATAAATCAAAATAAAATTGTTATTGAAGGAACACAAACTCCTGTATTATGTAATAATCTTACTGAATTTAAAATAACAAAAGTTTTAGATAATTCAAATGGAAAAAGAAGTACAATTGGATTTTGGATTTATATAGATGATATAAATAAGTTTGCTGGAAAATATCGTCATATATTACATATTGGTGCAAAAGCTAATTCAATTAAAGATGCTAGTCCTTATATTATATTAGATAAAGTAAGTAATAAAATGTATTTACGATTTTCCCCTGAAAAAGTTGATAATTATTCAAATACAACTAAATTAAATGATGAAACAGATGCTAATAATTTAATATATGATGGAAATAATGTAACTGGAATAGAAATAGATTATATACCTATACAGAGATGGGTTCATGTAGTTGTATCTGTAAATGATGTATATGGAGGAACTATTACAATATATATAGACGGTGAATTATCTAAAGTAATTGATCAAGACTATTATAAAAAGAATCATCCAGGTAAAGTATTAAATGTTGCTGATTTAAATCTTATTTCTAGTGGATCTCTATGGACAGGTGGAAATATAAATGAAAAAGATAACGGATTAACAGGATTTTCTGGTTTATTAAGTAAAATAACTCTATTTAATCATGATATTAATAAAAATGATGTTTATAGAGAATATAAGAATGGTCCTTTTAATGGAATGATGTCACAACTTGGATTAGATTCATATGGATTAAGAAATCCTGTATACAAAATAAATTCTTATAATTAATATATTTATACTAACTTACTTATATTTATTTTTATTTTATATCTAAATTATAGAGATATTTATAATGGATACATCATTAATACAAATTATAATCGCATTAATCATAGTAATTTTAATGGGATATATATCCTATAATATTTATACTATTGAATTTGAAAAATTATTAAAAGGCTCTAATACATTAAAAAAAGAGACCAGTATATTCAATGGTATAGTAGATTTTTATTCTAATTCTGATTTAAAATCTAATACTTTTGACATTAGTGCTGATAATTATTTAGATATATCACCGTCTATAAATCAACAAGGAGGAGCTGAATATTCTTATAATTTTTGGTTATATTTAGATAAATCTAAACTAAAAGGTAATAAAGATTCTATATTATTATTAAAAGGAAATAAAGATATATTAGTAAATACTAATAAAACATTAAATTGTTCAAGTGATTCTGATAAAACTATTATGATAAAAAATCCTTTAGTAAGATTAAGTCCGAAAGGAGATGGTATTGCTGTAGAATATAATAATATAGTTACTATAGATTCTTATCAAGATATTAATAAAATAAAAAGCTGTGATTTAGCTGATAAAACAGTATGGAAAAATAAAAATGGTAATTTATTAGGAGTTTATGATTTAGATTTAGATAAAAAATGGTTTATGATTACAATTGTGATGAAAGAAGTATCAGCGCCAGATAATATTTTATTTAATAATAAAGCATCATCTAAAATATATGTTAACGGTGCTTTAATATCTGATAAAAATGTTGAAACAATATATAATGATAAAATATATTCAGCAACATTTAAAAATAATAAAGCACCTTTATATGTAAATCCTTCATATGGAACTGATAACATATATGCTGAAAAACCTACTGAAGCAGATACTATTAAAATGGCTGATCTAAAATATTATAATTATTCATTATCAGGGGATGAAGTAACTAAAATATATAATTATGGATTTACAAAATCTACGTATAATCCTCCTCTTAATACTAAAAAAATGGTAGTAAGTAATAAAAATTCTGGTAATTCTTTAATAAAAGATTTATAAATTATATATATAAATATAATAATATTATAAATATAATATACTTATAAAAATATGTCTTCATACATATCACTTACGGAGTTATATTCAATGAAAGAGAATAAAGAAAGAAAAAAAATAGAATATTATAATACAATATTAACTAAATGTCATGATAAAATACGAAATACTGCTAAATTAGGAGGAACCAATATATTTTATGAAATACCATATTTTATATTTGGATTACCTTTATATAATATGGATTCATGTATATCGTATATTGTAAATTCTCTAAGAAATAATGGGCTTTTTGTACAGATTCTTCAAAAACCAAATGATAATATGTTATATATATCATGGAGTCCAAATGATGTTAAAATGAAAAAACCTACTACAAATTATTTAGAAAATCGTTCTAATATTTTTGGTATTTAGTTTATTATAATAATTTTAATATCATTACCTATGATATTCATCTCAGAATATACATCGTTTCTTAATATAAATTTTTTTTTATTATTTGTTTTATTATTAATAAATTTATTAATACAAACTACAAAATCATAAATAGCTTTATGGCTTATTTTTTTATTATTATCACTATTTAATATATCATACCATATATTTTTACATAATATAATATTATCATGCATTTTAATAAATGGATTATCTAGATTTAGAGTTATAGACATTGTTTTATCAACATTAATAAATTTATTTTTAATATCTTTAATTATATATTCTTTAATTAAATAATCATCTGCCTGTATTTTATCTTTTAAATCAAAAAAGGTATTAATAATATTTGGAGAAATTTCTAACATTGCTGGTTTCACAATATCTCTAATAATACCTCTCATAGACCATTTAGGTGTACTATCACATAAATATGGAATATTAAATTTTTTTGCATAATTATAAATTGTTTCTTTATCTATTTCTAATAGAGGTCTCCAAAAATTAATGGTATTTATTTTAGTATGAATTGACATACCTGATAAATTATTATAATTCTTTTTGTAATTAATATTTGTTAAAATATTTTCAAAACAATCGTCTTTATTATGACCAAGAACAATAAATGTATTATCAATATCATTAAAATATTTATCTGTTATTTGTTTATAAAAATCAAACCGGATATCCTTTGTTATAGATTCATACATTTCTCGTAGACCATAATTAATACACTCTTGTCTATTTAATTCATCTATTTTTCTATATATAAATGGTATTTTTAGACAATCACAATATTTTTTAAGAAATTTAACTTCTTCATCACATTTATCACGATTATTATAATTGATATGTGCTGCAATAATATTAGTATTACATAAATAATGTTTTAAAATATAAAGACATAACATACTGTCAACACCACCAGATAAAGATACTATAATATTTTTATAAGGATTAATATCAAAATTATGTAATAATGGATCTTTTATAATATCAGGGTTTGTTTCTAATACTTCTTTGGGACAATTATCTAATATGTCTTTAAATTCTGTAAAAATGTCACTATTTTCATAAGAATAAAATTTGAAATCATCTATTTGTTTTTTTAAAATATCTGTAGAAATAAAATTATAGCTATTTTTAATAGTATTAAATAGATATGATTTATATATCTTAGCATCTTCTATATTATTTGTTTTATATGATTCAAAATAATAATTTTTAAAAATATCAATAATATCAATTATCATTTCAATGTCTTTCATATGACGATGTGGCATATATAAAAAACATTTATCATAAGCTGTTAATACAGATGGCGATATTGAAATGTTATTATTTTGTTTAAGAATATTTAAATAATGAAATGAAACAACACAAGCAATACTAGTATAATAATTTACATCTATTTTTTTTATTCTATTATTATGTCTTGTTATTTGATCTAATAAAATAATATAACCGATTATTGTTTTTTTATCATTTGTTTTAATTACATCATACTGATTTATATCATCTATATATTTGATATATTTATTTGATAAATATATGTCAATACTTTCTTTTTTAGAAAACCACCAATCATTATTATTCATCCATTCATCATATAATTTTATTAAAATATTATTATATGACATGTATTAATACAATTATATAATTATCTCAATTTCTTATATCATTATGATAATAATATACTCAATTATTTTTTATATTTATGATTACATAATTTATTTATTAAAGTTTCTTTTTTTATAGCAATTGTTTTACCTTTAAATTTTTTAGTATATTTTATTTTTTTATTCTTTGCTATATTTTGTAATTTTTCCAAACTTTTATTTTTTAATCTTTTAATATATTTCAATTTAATATTACCAGCACCATAACTGCTATTATTACTAAGAGAACCTTTATTCCAATCACTATTATATTTATCATTATCCTCGCTAGGATCATTATAACAATCAATTTCAACATAACGAAAATTTTTTTCTACTTCATCAGATAAATCGTCAAAAAATTTAAATTTAGGATCATTTATAAAATCATCGCTCTTGTTTTTTATTAATTTAATTTTATAATATTTTATAAAATCACCAAATATTTTTTTTTCTTTTATTTTTTTTTGTTGTTGTTCTTCACGACCATATTCATAATAATAAGTATATTTAAATAAATATAAAGTTGTAAATTTTTTATCAACATATAAATGGTCCATTAAACCATTATTAAAGAGTGTTTTGCTATCATTTTTATTATTTATATTTGTTCCATATAAATGAAATATATTTGAAACATTAATTAATTCACCCGATGAATTATAATAAGAAAATAAATCATCTTGAGCATAATTTTCTCTATATAAACATAAATTATTATATTTTTTTAATTTTACATTATTATTATCATCAATATTATATAAATATAATTTAATATTTTTATTATATCTTAAAATATCATATAATTGATTTATTTCTATACTATATAGTTGTGTATCATTGAACATATTATAATTACTAAAATTTAATTTGTTTCTAGGTAACATACCTATTTCTCTTTTTCTTAATATAGAGATAGCACTTTCAGTTGTAGTTTTTTTTTTAGTAGGGGGAGATTTATTAGGTGATCTTGAAGATGATTTATTAGGTGATCTTGAAGATGATTTATTAGATGATCTTGAAGATGATTTATTAGATGATCTTGAAGATGATTTATTAGATGATCTTGAAGATGATTTATTAGATGATCTTGAAGATCTTTTACGTTTAGACATTCTATTATTATATAAATATAAATATATATAGTATATAATAATGGTAAAAAGAAAAAAAACTGTAAATATTTTAAGTGATAATATTATTTATAGACCTAAATTAGATGACGAAACAAATAATTTAATAAATGATTTAAATGATGAAATTATACTATTAAAATCTGAAATACATAAATTAAATAATGAAATAGATACTAATAAAAAAACAATAAAAGAACTAGAATCTAAACCAAAACCTAAAAAAAT